GCGGTGACATGGAAGTAGGCGCAGAAGCAGCTGAAATATTCCGTAATCCGGACTCTTATAACATGCTAAGTTTCCAGGATACTTACGAAGGGTTGGGAAGGATAGGCAGATTTGTTAATGCATTGAAGGCCAAGATGGCTTTTAAAGAAGAGAAGTTTTTATCCGAATATCTCGGTATAGAAGAAAGAGCAATATCCCACGTTAAGATCAGGGTAGCTAATGAAGAACGAGCTCTTAAAGAGTGGTGGGAACCTGCCTATCAGCGAGCACTCAAGAGCGGTAACCTGAAAACCATTCTTAAATTCAAGGCATATCAGCCACTCAATCCCAGCGATTCGTTCTTAGTTATCACTAAGAATGATTTTAATACAGATGCGGCTCGTTCTCAGCAAGCAAGACTCAGAGGGCTGGAGAAGACCGGCAAACTTGTATGGTTATATCACGATGGTGAGAAGGTAAGACATGACTTCACGGATAAGGTTCCCATTACCCAATATCCAATTAAGGATCAGAATACAGATGCTCCGGTAGTTATCTGGGAATTTCCGATAGAGGAGGTTCCACCATTTGGGCTTTATACTGCTGGCGTTGACCCTTATCGTCAGGAGAATTCTGAATGGAGTGAGTCATTAGGTGCTGTATATATCTTCAAGCGCATACATGATATACAGGGGGAGAAGTACCAAAATATGCTGGTAGCTTCTTATGTGGCCAGACCTGGCAGCAAGGAAGTATGGAATGAACAGGCACGTCTGCTGATCAAGTATTACAATGCGTATACATTAGTAGAGAACGATGAGTATAGTTTCATTGACTATATGATCAAGAAAGGAGATGCAGCTATCTACCTGGCTCCCCAACCTTCATGGCTAAGAGAAGTTTCACCTAACTCCAGAGTTTATAGGGATTACGGAATCTCACGTGCCTCAGAGAGGGTGAGAAGGCATCTTGATGGCTTATTCAAAAAGTATCTTGATGAGCCTATCCTCATCGAAAAGGATGAAAATGGATCTATCATACGCGAAGTTCTAGGTATTACCAAGGTATTTGATTCCATGCTGTTGGAAGAAATTATTAGATTTAACTTCGACGAAGGTAATTTTGACCGGCTTGTGGCAGCTGAACTGGCAGTAGTAATGGCTGATCACCTGAATGCGCAGTTTTATGTATCTGATACGAAGATAGATCCGAGGTTAAAAGCATATTTCGGTAACAAGCGCAATACAGCACGATCGGTGATAGATATGTCTGCCAGGACAAACGCCATGAAGAAATCACATGGGTCTAAACTCTTTATATAATGCCTATCATCATTCATTCGGAGTACCAGAATATGGACTGGGCCAGGTGGAATATCTACCCGGATCAATTTGTTACTGAAAAGGAGAAGCGTGGCAAGAACTGGGTCAAGTCCAATATGGACTACTTTGCCAATGTAGCTTATTCACAATTCATAAAGGCCAAAGATACGTTTGTGCGTAACTATAATCTGGTGAAGGGCATCATAGGACCCAGAGATTTTTATATAGAAGAGGCCCCATCTGATATGCAATCTTTCGCAGAGACACTTCTCAAGGAAGTCGAACTGCCTCCACATGTAAAACATTATCCAATACTCAACCCTCCACTTAATACAATGGTCGGTGAGTTGTCCAAGCGACCCGATCAGGTAAGGATAAAAGCCATGGATGAGGAATCCAAGAATGAACAACTGCAGTATATGACAGAGGTAATGCAGAATTACATCCTGGAAAATGCTATGCAGCAAATAAGATCGAAACTGGCGATGGCAGGAGAAGAGGTGGAAGAGGAACAACTTCAACAGATGTCGCTGGAGCAGGTTCAGGAATATCTTACGGATTACACTTCTACTGCTGAAAAGTGGGGCAATCATGTAATCGAAGCTTTGAAGGTAGAACTCAACATGAAGGAGTTATCTGAAGATTGCATGCGCGATCTGTTGATAAGCTCCAGGGAATTCGCTCATGTGTTTGAAAATAACAGCAAGCTTGGTCTGGGTGTGGAGAACCTGAACCCAAAGAACGTATGGTATCTTACACTTCCCGATAAAAAATATATTCATAAGGATGCGTTCGCTGCAGGTACAGTACATGTAATGGAACTATCTGAGATCATTGAGCGCTTTGATCTGACTAAAGATGAAATAGATCATCTGCGAAAAGGTGTGCGCGAGCTCTCGCTCTTCTCTCCGAGAGAGTCCAACTTCGAGAATCCTACAACCAGTGGTTGGGATTCGATCAAATATGATACTTACTCCCCTTATATAGTTCAGCAACGATTATTCATCGAATCTCAACTGAAAGAGAATACGGATTCTTTGGGCAATTGGCTTGGTCTGTCTTCGAATGTCAACACGTTCGGGAATAAATATGTTGTTGTGCAGGCATATTGGCTGAGCAAAAAGAAAGTGGGCCAACTTACATATGTGGATGAGAGTGGTGAGGAGTTCAGTACAATGGTGGATGAGAATTATCGTAAGGTACCCGGTGAAATATCTATCGAATGGAATTATGTGAATCAGTGGTACAAGGGATATAAAATTGGTTCGGATGTATACAAGGTAGAACCCTACGAGCTGCTCGATCACTGTCCTATAATAGGTGTGGTGCATGAAATCAAGAACGTTAATGAAGCAAAGAGCCTGGTGGATATGTTGAAACCTTACCAGGTATTGTATAACATCTGCCTTAATCAATTGTACCAACTCCTGGAAAAGGAAATTGGTAATGTATACCAAGGATCTATCCGGCACGTACCAACACCAAAGGATGGTGATGGACAAGATGCGCTAGATATCTGGGAATTGGAAGCACGTAAACGTGGTATTGTTATGATTGATGATTCGCCAGAGAATCTCAAGAGTCCTTCCAACTTTAATATGTTTAAGAATGTAGATCTTACACGTACCAGTGAGATCCAATCCAGATACACACTGGCTCAACAACTCAAGATAGAGGCATGGGAGCTTGTAGGTATTACGCGCGAGCGCACGGGTGGGGTGGCTGCCACACAAACTGCAACAGGCACCAATGCAGCGCTCTCTCAGAGCTATGCTCAGACAGAACCCTATTTTGCACAGCACGAATATGTCATGAATGATCTGTATCAGGCAATGCTTGATGCAGTGCAGTATATAGAAACCAAGAAACCATATTCTACTATCTCATATGTAAATACGGAAGGAGAACAAGGTTTCATACGCGTAAATGGAGAGGATATCTCCATGCGCGATCTCAAAGTATTTGCTACATCACGCGCAAGGGATGTACAGGAGTTCCAGGAATTCCGTCAGCTTGCCCAACCAATGTTGCAGAATGGTGCTACACCATATGAAATCTCTGTACTATACAGCACTAATTCTGTACGACAGATGAGACAGATCTTCAAGAGTCTCAGAGATAAGATGGAGGCAATGCAACAGCAACAGATGCAAATGCAACAGCAGGAAATGCAAAATCAGCAGGCTATAGCTGAGGCTAATCTACAGGCACAGATGCAACAACAGGAGATTGATCGCCAGTTCGAAGCACAGCAGAAAGAGCTTGATCGTATGAATGACAGAGAGGTTGAGCTTATCCGTGCCGCAGCAAGAGGAGCTGACCGTACTCCGGACAACTCTACCACTCTCTCTGAGATAGATGATAGACGTATAGATCAGGCTACTGCTGATAGGGAACTGGAATTGAAACGCCAACAGCTCGATCAGAAACAGAGAGAGAACCAGGATTATATCTCACTTGAACTTAGGAAGATCCAACTTGAGAAAGAGAAGCTACGTGCCCAGATGGCCGACAAAAAGGCCGATAGAGCTCTCAAAAGGCAGCAAGTCAAGACCAAAAAGAAAACATAACGCTATACTGAGCAAAAAAATCATACTTAACACTCGCGTAACACACTGACGAACTATAATTTTACGCATATCAAAAACAACTAAATATGGCGGAAAGACAGGAGTTCGCCCTCTCCGCAGGAGAATTGGGTATCCTTTCCACAGAAGAAGTCATTGCCGGTGAAAATTTTCTGAACTCTAATCCTGATGATATTACACTCGCCCCACGAAAGAAATCCTCCAAGAAAAAGCAGGAAGAAGACGAAGATGAATCTGAAGATGAAATCGAAAGCAAGGAAGACAAGTTAAAGATCAAGGAAAAGAAGCCTATTAAAGAGGCAGTTGCTATACCCAATGAGCTAAGTGAGGAGGATATGTTCACCTCATTCACTACTGATAATGAAGATGAAGAGGAAGAAGAGGAGGAAAAGCCGGTTGAGAAAAAGGAAAAGAAAGTCGGAGCTCAAAAAACCTTAGAGTCTGCACCAGACAAAACTGAGGAAGGGATCGAAGAACAATCTACCGAAGGAGAAGAGGAAGAATCTGTCTATTCTACAATCGCTAAAGAGTTAGTGACTCATGGTATAATCACACTGGATGAAGGAGAAGAGGAAGTCCAGATAGAAACTCCGGAGGAGTTACTGGAAAGATTTCAGTACGAAGGTCAGAAACATGCTACCGCTGTTATCAATAAGTTCCTCGGACGTTTTGGAGATGATTACAGAGAAATGTTCAACAGTGTTTTTGTAAAAGGGGTTAACCCACTCGACTACCTGAATCGTTATGCCAAGATAGAAACTGTCAAGAACCTTGACCTTTCTGATGAGGGTAATCAGGAAAGAGTGGTGCGCGAACTTTATCGTACAGAAGGTCGCTCAACTGAGTATATTGAAAAAAGGATTACTCAACTCAAGAATTATAGTGATCTGGCTGATGAAGCTACTGAAGCACAGCGTATCCTTGTTCAACGCGAGGAACAAGCTGTCCAGGAAGCTGAAGCTAATAAGGATCAGGAGAATAAACGCAAACAGATGATCCGTAGTGAGTACATCACCAATGTCTCCAGAATACTCAATGATAAGATACGTACCAAGGAGTTTGATGGTATACCCATAGACAAAAACTTTGCAGAACGTACTTATGCATATATTACTCAGGAGCGTTATGAAACGAAGGATCGACAGACACTAACTGAGTTCGACAAGGATATTCTGGATCTGAATCGCCCGGAGAATCACGAGATGAAGATCAAACTTGCTATGCTCATGCAGCTTCTCAGAGAAGATCCGACACTATCTAAGCTTGCTAAAAAAGCTGTAAGCAAAGAAACCAACGAGCTATTCAAGGGATTGAAAAGAACCGCCATAAAATCAGGAGATCAGCCAAAGAAAAATTCGGAGCCAAAGAGTTGGTTCCAATCATAAGATAAACAAAAACTGTAAAGTAAAATGGCCTTACAAACAATACCTGGATTTACTGGGTTTGCGTATGCCCGAGTTGCCTCGATGGACAAACGCGCTGTCGGTAAGCTTACGGACACTAACCACCTGGAAAGCTTTCACACCACAGACCCGGCGGATTATGACAAGAAGATCATATCCATTTATACCCAGAGCTCGCTATATGCGAATGATTTTCTGGATATGATTAACAAGTCCACACCGTTCTATATCAACACTAATTCAGACGCGTGGAAATGGGATATCGAAGTACCTTATAAATTCCCCAAGATTACTGAGATTCCTACTCAAACCGTCAATCTTACCACTCCTGGTATAGATGGTCAGGAGTTCTGGATCATCATGGACTCAGCCGAGTTTACCCAGAACGCAATCATTACCCCGCATAAAATCTATGGTCCTCAGTTTGTTGTACTTAAGGATCCTCAGCCAGCCAATCGTGGTTTCCTCTATACCCTTGCACTTATATCCAACAACCCCAAGACGGAGTTTGTGGATCCAACATATTTGCAGGCAGGTATAGAGTATACTCTGGTGAATGCCTCTATCGGTGAGTTCGACGAAGATCTGCTGGGTCTGCCTCGTATGGCTGAGAAGATTACCATGTTTGAATCACTTGGATCTGCAGTAGGTTACAAACACACCATCACTGGTTGGGCAGATGACCGCATGCTACGCAATAGCAATGGTATGCCTTTGGATCTGATGGTATATATTAATGGCAAGCGCAATGAGAAGCCAGTCACCCGTCATGACATCCGTTGGGAACCCTTTATCGAATTCTGGATGCGTAAAGCGATGATGGATCTGAAGGTACAGAAGATGATCTGGGGTAAGCCAGGTACAGTGCGTACCCGTGGTGCCAAACAAGAAATTAAAAAGGTATCTGCTGGCGTGTACTATCGTATGCGCAATAATGGCAACCTGGTTCAATATAATCGTGGTGAGTTCTCCACCAACATCCTACGTGCAGTATTTGGAGACTTGTTCTATCGTAGGGTAGATGTGAAGGATCGTCGTGTGAAGATTTATACCAATGAGGCTGGCTTCGATGTATTCGATCAGGCTCTGAAGGAAGACGCATTAAACTCAGGTCTGACCATTATAGCTGACGAACGCTTTATTCAGGGTGCAGAGCAGAAGCTTACCTTGAACTATGCCTTCAGCTCGATGGTAACTCGTGAGACTGGTAGAATAGAGCTGGTTCACTTAAAAGAACTGGATCTGCCACAATCTAACCTGGAGTTTGGCCAGAACAAGAAATCAACTCCACTCTTCCTGGTATTTGATGTATCTCCAGAAGGAGATGGCACGCTGCGCAACAACATTCGTGAAGTGCGCATGCAAGGTCGTCCATCAATGACCTGGGGTTATATTGATGGTCGTCGTCATCACCTGGGCGCTTTCCGCTCTCAGGGACACTCAGCTGCCAACATGTTTGATGGTTATACCATCTTCATGGATGACCGCTACGACGTGTTCATCGAAGACCTTTCAAGATGTGTTGTAATTGAGGAAGTACCTCAGTTCTAAGATACAAAACGAGGAGGAGGACTGATTGAAAGCTGTCCGTCTCTTCATCCCTCAGGGTGAAAGACCTATTGGCTCGCAACCATGCTGAGGGGCACAAAACAACTAAATAATGGGTAGAATCGGTAAAATCAGCGTGATACCGAAGGACTTTAGTTCAGCCTTTCCGACCATGGAGAAATCTCTGAGAGAGAAAGGAATGAGTAGGATCCCTGGTACAGTAAAGATGATCTTTCCTTATAGGGAGCTCAATGGTAAGTACAGGACAGGACTTGATCCAGATGCCAAATACCTCGATAGAATCACTGATACTAAAATGAGGGACATCGAGAGGAATAGGATCATAGAACTTAGAAAGAAACTGGAGTATGAAAGTGGTCTTGATCTGTCTCCAATGTCACCATACTACAACTATACGTCCAAAGGTTCACATAAGAAGGTGGAACCTGTAAAGCTGATCGACGGAGATAATATATTCAATCTCGATGTTCCTTTACAATATATCACCTACTGCTGGTTAAAGGCACACCCAACAATAGCTTCCAGTCTGCAGGCTTACGAGCGGGGTGAGTATCCTCACGACACTCAATACTTCATCAATGATGAGGATGTGGAAAATGAGATACTCTATCGTAAGAAGAAAAATTCCAATGATGCTATCATTAAGTTTGATAGTTGGTCGCTGGAGAAGCGTCGTAAAGTTGCCCGATTACTGGGGCTACCTGTCACCGAGGATACCCGTGAGGAAGTTGTCTACAATATGGTAGATACATTCCTGAAGAAGCAATCCGCAGATAGCGGACCTTTCAAAGGGCAAGATCCCATCAAAGTGTTCTCAGTGTATGCAAATCTCAAAGATGATGTGTTGTATGTTAAGGATGTAGTAGAGATGGCATTCACACACCATATTTACCGGCTCAAACAAGGTGGAAAAGTTTATGAGGGAGAGCTGGAATTGTTTAAAGATAAGGAAGAACTGGTAGAGCATTTGCTCGATGATGCGCATCAGGAAGATCTCCTGGATCTGGAGCGGAAATTAAAACTCAAAAAGATAGCTGAAGTATGATAGTTGTAGAGAGCCTGCTGTACAAGATTGATCAAAAACTCAATAAAGTAGCGGCTCTCGATCATCAGATCATACCGCTTGAGAATAAGATATTGGCCCTTAACGAGGCCCAACTAAAGTTGGTAAAAACGAAGATCAGTCCAAACAACACATTGGGGTTAGGACTGGATAGTTTTAAGAAACGTTACGAGGATGTCGAGATCCTGATAGAGGTTCCTGGAGCACACCCCCTTCCTCTCATAGAGGATGATAACAAGCTCCATATGTGGACCTGTAATCTGGAAGATCTTGATCCTCAGTACATGTTTTATGTAGACAGCTATGTTGTGGCAGATAAGGGCGATTGTAAGAATCGTCTCATCTATGTAAACAACGATCTGGCAAAGCATGCTGATGTTGTAACACTTCTTAACAACTCCAATTACAAACCTTCGTTCGAGTACGAGGAAACCTTCTGCACCATCTCAGGGATGAGACTGGGTATCTATACTGACGGAACCTTTACTCCCAACACCATATATGTTTCATACATTAGGTATCCGCAGAAGATAGATTATCCAGGATATGTGAATTTCGATGGTACTGCTTCTGCTCATGCTGATTGTGAACTGAACGAATATCTGGAAGATGAACTCCTCAATTTTACTATTGAGGAACTGGCAATGGATACAGAGAATGTACCAGCAGTGCAGTTCACCCAACAACGAATAAAGACATCTGAATAACAATAAATCATAGAAAATGGATTACTCTTTAACGTCACTCTTTGTTGCTACTTCGGGTACCTTGGCATCCAGCGGTTCTACGCAGAACCTTACTGGTGGACAAATCGGAGTATTCCTGCCTGACTATACTATAGCAAATGCAGGTAATATTGCCGCTGCGAAGTACATCTACATCCGTGAGGGAAGAATTGAAACTATTCCCGGTCTGGGCAGCAAGACTTCGGACAAGATCGCTGCAAACAAGGTGATTGAGTGGTATAAAATCACAGCTGTTTCAAACATACCAACTCAGATCCAGTCTATAAGTGGTTGGAATCTGCAGTGTAGCCAGCAGGTAACCTTCTCGTTTGTTCTACATTCGAGCTACATTGATACTGGGTTCTTCAATGGTCTTACCCGTTCATTTGTGATAGATACTCCTTGTTGCGAATGTGGCGCAAATCCTTGTACGGACGTATCAGGTACAGCATTACAGAATTTCGTAGATGAGGCTGCTGCTAAGGGTAATGCAGATCCTATGCTCTCCCAGTTCCTGACCTTCTCCAGGTTTGGTACAGGTGACAACTCTGTCATGTACATTACTGAGAAGCCGCTGACAGTATATGGCAATCCTTGCGATCTGGAAGCTTACCCCTGGGAGTATGACAGGCTGTGGTTCCGTGCTTTCGTGATCAATGGTCCGGTAACTACACAGGACTTCATTGTGAATGATGCATGTGATATCATTGCTACTTCTACTGTAGTTCAGCGATCAGACTTTGGTACTGGATCTTCGGCAGAAATCGCGCAGATGGAAAAGGATTTCTACAGCTACCAGACAAGTCATTTCAAATCGCTTTATAAGTACCAAAGCTGGAACCAGGCTTTCCAAAGCTATGTGACAGCCGGTACCTACTATGATACATACTACATCAAGTACTATCCGTACGATGAGTATCTGGACACCTGGAATCCGGGCGTGCCTCAGGATCAAACAATCATCCTGGCATTCCCTACAGGTACAGGTACAGACTTTGAGACCTTACTGGAAGTGTATCTGGGAGACGTTGAAGATTTCAGTGGTACTAATCCAACAACTACTACCACTACATCGACTACATCTACTTCGACAACCAGTACAACTACATTGATACCGTAAGAGGGGTTTTTCATCATAATGCCGTTTCAGGCCAGGGGAGGAGTTTCCGCTCCTGGCCTTTTTTACTAAAAGACTATGATACTACCGCAGAAATATCAATGGTTGATGGATGAACCGGGTCCTAAGATGCTGGATGTAGCTCTCGCGCTATATGGCACCAAGGAGCAACCTGGTAATGCCGACAACGAAGAGATCCTATCTTGGGCCAGGGAACTGGGTCTGCAGAAGATCTATTCGGCGGATAGTGTTCCTTGGTGTGGACTTTTTATGGCTATTGTAGCTAAATGGGCTGACAAAGAGATTCCTACTGACCCATTATGGGCTCTTAGCTGGAAGAAATTTGGTAACCCATCCCCCTTACCATCTCTCGGAGATGTGGTAGTATTTAAAAGAGAGAAAGGTGGTCATGTAGCATTATATGTTGCTGAAGATGCAACGACCTATCATGTAATAGGTGGTAACCAATCTGATGCAGTGACTATCACTCGCATTATGAAGAATAGGGCAATAGCTGTACGCAGACCTATATGGAAAATTGCTCAGCCAGCGAATATACGGCCTATATGGATCTCGGCTGATGGTCAAATATCAACAAACGAGCAGTAATGGCTTATCCAGAGACATCACCTATATTAGACTTTGTAGTGGTAGATACCCACAACACCCTAACATTAGGGATTGCGGATACTTCATTTTATCCGTCAAATTTTGCAGTAACTAACCCTACATTGGAGATAACGCCGCCCAGTTTCATGAAGGCAACAGTGGCATATACAGCAGGTGCTATGACGGTATTCAATAGTAACACGCTCAACATCACCTGCGTGAGTGAGGTAAGCCAGTTAATTGATCTGCCAGATGGAATATGGACGGTCAAACAAACTATTGCTCCACCAATCACTTTCAATATAGAAAGAACATTTATCCGCACCACTAAACTGGAACAGAAATTTGGACGTGCTTTCCTGAAGACTGACCTGGTGCAATGCAATCAGGATGTAAAGACAGAACAGATGAAAGTGCTTGATGAGGTATGGTTTTATATACAGGCAGCTATAGCAGCAGCCAACCAGTGCAATAATCTATTGGCTATGAATCTATACAAGCTTGCCAATACTATGATTGACAACTTCCTCAGAGATAGGTGTAGGGGTGTTGCGCCGACTCTGTGGTGCTAAAAACCAAGTGTATGGGATGTGCCAGTAAAAAGTGCAAGAATCCAGACTGTAATATTCGGATGGCAGCTTGCCAACTGATCAATGGATATTGTGTAGCATGCTATGAAAAGTTTAAGAACACGACAAGTAAATTTATAAAGAGATGGTCGGATTTCTGGTAAAGGATTGTTCAGATTGCTCCTCTTTAGAGGATGCCATCTGTGCAGTTGATGCAGTACTGGCCCAGTATGGTAAGAATGGTTGGCAAAATGTAACGTATCTTACCACCCGACCGACGCCCTTTGGGAGAGTACGGGCACTGATTTATTATCGTAAGATACTTGAAGACCTCAGATGGAATCAAGGATTTTATTGCGACTATACAGTCGCACAGATAGTTTCCAGGGTAAATGCCCTGACAGCCGGAGTACAGAAAGTAGCAAGGGGGATATTTTTGCCGACGTATACCACGACGACAACTACCACCAGTACAACTACATCGACTACTTCGACTACGACATCTACAACTACATCCACGACGACCAGTACTACGAGTACAACGACAAGTACTACCACCAGTACGACTACTTCCACCACAACAAGTAGCACGACAAGTACAAGTACTTCTTCCACCACCAGTACTACAACCACTACAACCACTACAGCTTCACCGGAGCTAACGGTGACCAATAATGCCAATGTGGGTGGAGTTGCAGTATTGCTTGTGGAATACGATAGGTACCCGCCAAATGAAAATGGTCCTGCCACAGGTGCATACCCTGTGCTTGCAGGTCAGAGCAAAACAGCAGATATACCTGCCAGCTTTATTCCTGGTGAATTCACTATAACAGTTGACGGGGATCCGTTTGGTTATATACAGATTACTGGAAGTGATGATGTAGCTCAGTGTCAGAATTATAGCGGAGCATCAATATATACGTTCACAGGTGTAGTGGTGGACAACTCGCAGGCAGTGGTGATCATTGTTACAGATACAGGTAATGTCTGTACGACAACAACTACAACGACTACCACTACTACGACGACAAGTACCACAACTACAACTACAACAACACCTTAGATATGGCAATTTGTAGAGATTGTCTTCAAAATTGTGAAACAATACTGTCAGACAGATGTGTGCAGTATACGGGTCCTGATATCCCGGAACTGGGCATTTGCCAGGGAGATACTTTGTCTCAACTTGAAGCTGCCATAGTGGAGAGACTGCTTTCTCTTTCTGATGGTACAGGCATTACCATAGAAGAACTTACTGTATCTGGCTGCAGCTTCATGGAGGATCAGTTAGGCGTCCTGCCAAAAACGTTGCAGAATATACTACAGATTCTATGGAATACGGGTTGTACGCTTAAGGAGTTAATTGATGGGATAGATGAGCAGCTTGCCGATAATCCCGTATTTAATACAGCATGTCTTACAGGACTGGGCAGTAACCCAACAAGGGATGATATTCTCCAAGCCGCCGTTACCCTTCTCTGTGAAGTAAGTGCTACGGTGGATGAAATCCCAACAACGTACGTGCGCCTGAGTGATCTTACTAATCTGGTCATACAAATTATAAATGATAATGCTGGCACATCGCAGTTTAATAGCAGGATGGTACCTTATGTAGCACAAGCTTACTTTGGTCCGCTCAGCAATTTTGACTCGGGGGGGATAGGTGTAACAGCCCTTGGATATCAAAAGATATACCTATGCAATGGGCAGAACGGAACGCCTGATCTCAGAGGTCGGACAATTGTCGGTGCAATAAGAAGTGTCCCTGGTGGAAGCCTGGATGCTGCAGTAGATCCTGCAGTAAGCACCTTCAACCCCAATTGGGAACTATCTATGAAGTTTGGTGAAGGTGGTCATACACTTACCATACCTGAAACACCTGCTCATACCCATGGCGTGACAGATCCCGGTCACAAACATAACATCCTTGGTCAGACAGGTGGTGACAATAACGATAATAACAATACTACCCGGTTTGCAGGTGGAGATAAAGGACAAAATGAAAGTGGCTTCTTCTTCACCAATACAACAGCTTGTCAAACGGCAACTACTGGTATAACTCTGGGAAGCTCAGGTGGAGGACAGCCACATAACAATATTCAGCCTTCAATGGGCGCTAACTATATAATGTATATCCCATAATGGCCTGTACAAATTGCATACAAACAACTGCTACAGTAACTGGATTTGTTCCAGCTAACTGCACCAGCACTACTCCCTGCGCACTTGATGCAGCCTGTGTAATATATACAGGACCTGCCCTTGAATGCTCAGGTATTGAGACTAATGATGACCTACAGACAATCTTGCAGAAGATAGATCCATTACTGTGTGCATCAACAGGAGATTACTCGCAGTATAATACATTCTGTCTTGCGCCTATCTCCACACAGCAGGAATTTGTTGAATCCATCTCCGCCTTTGTGTGCGATCTCAGAGATGAGTTCGATACATTCGTAGATACTACCTTCCCTGCTTACCAGACTACTATTGATGGAAGGCTGGATGCCCTGGAAGTGCCAGGTATTACGTGTGCTACTGCAAGTGTAACATCAGGAATGACCCTACAGCAAGTGCTGAATGCTTACTGTACTAAGTTCGGTGCTATAGATGCGCTGCTCGATGTATCTGCAGCAGACTGGAGCAGCTGTTATGTAGTTAGTCCTGCTCCGGATACTCCAGAGGAAGGATTCAATATACTCATTGACCAGATATGCCTGCTGAAAACAGCTGTCGATGCAGGAGCTGTACTCCCAACTTTCAATAATATAGGAAGTTGTTTGCCTGCACCGCTCACGGCCAGTGACACATTGGTAGATACTGTCAACAAAATCAAGACAAGACTTTGTCAGACTGGTACTCTGGATACTACTACGCTCACCTGGGGTTGTGTAACGCAACCATCGGGCGCACAGAACCTGCAAGATACACTACAGAATATACTCACCCGGGTCACAGCTATTGCTCAGGCATTGCCTACCCAGTGGTCAGGAGACTTTACTATAAGTAATGTAAGTAACGGGAATCTGTGTCTGGGTAAGAATGTTGAGCTTGCTCCATTGGTGAATGCAGACAGATTATTTGCTGTAACAGCATCAGATATGTCTCCTGGTGTATTCCAGGATAAAGTTGTCCCAGGAACCAATATAACATTTGACTTCCTGACTATCCCTGACTCTGTGATAATAAATAGCACAGGTGGATCAGGAACAGGAGATCATAAAGTAGCCGTAGATGGAACAGATGGCAGCCCGGATTATCTGGGAGCCAAGATCACAGCAGGTGGGGTCACCAATGGTATTCAGGTAATACCATCAGTAGATACCACCAATGAAGTAGTTGTACTCAACGTAGGAGTAAATGCGGTTACACTATTTCAATCATTGATTGATGCATTGCAGACAGATACAGGTTTATATCAGGCATTTTGCTCCGCTGTAGCAGGATGTCCTTCTCCATGTGATGCGCCGAGTAATGTACAGGTAATATATACACCAGGTGGAACCACTACTACAACTACTTCAACAACCACAACTACTACTACAACCCCATAAATGAGTGCATTCGCGACGATAACATGGAATTTTGTGCCAGGCTCATTAAGTACGCTGGTAGAATATCGTGTTCAGGGAGATCCTGATTGGATCACTCCAACAAGCCCGAACAATCCTACTATTACCAACAGTTATGTACTGGAAATAGAGGAAAATGTTACCTATGATGTAAGGCTTACTACTAATGGAATTGCATGCGGTCCCCGCTCTACAACATTTCAAATATTCACAGCAGGGGGCGAATGCTGCCCACCATCGTACACCCTCTCAGAGGACGGTACATATTGTTTTCAGATTAACGAAACTACAGCAACCCCACCCAGTTCTCCTGAGGCGACTGTAGAACAGAATAACACAAATTACGGGCAATTTGGAACACTGATCTACGATCCAGGATATGATGTACAGGGATTTGGTACCTATACACAGATTAGTACTGGCAATTCCTTTTGGATTAATGGTAGTAGTACACTGGTAGATGGACCATTGAATCGAGCAGGGTTATGGGCAACTACTACAGTATCTAACCAGGACGTAGGCTTTTCGGTATGTGTAACAGTTCCTGCCAATGCTACTTATTATGTAGGAACGGGTGCAGATAATCTGTCCATCATTCGTATTGATGGCAATACTGTTGTAGAGATGGATCCTACAGCAATGGCAGCCTATTTCAATACACATGGCTTTCCAGGTATAGGTGTGGATCTTGCCTTTAAGTTATGGCATATCTACCCTGTTTCGCTTGCTGCAGGAGATCATGTGATAGAAATCATTGGACATAACGTAAGCTCTGTTGCTGCTATGGGAGCGGAGATATACAATCTCACTTCTGCGCAGTTGCAAGCTGCCACTTCCTATGCATCAATGGGCTCGGGGTTGATATTCTCTACCAAGGATTATATCGGCGAAGATGTACAGGTAGGATCAGGTGGTATAGGGTATGAGTGCCCTACTGACTATTCATTAGTTCTATGTGAAGGACCTGCTTTTTGCAGACAGGTTCTTACTACAGAGACTATACCTTGTACAACTACAACTACTACAACTACAACCACTACTACGACCAGTACAACAACAAGTACTACAAGTACTACTACAACGACTACCACAACAACATTCAACTTTCAGGTAGCTAATTCAGTTGCAGGATCTACTATAGATGATGTAACTCCTGCTTTTTATGTACCAACAGGAGGATCTTTCCCATTATCAAATGGTCAGAACCTGGTGGGTACCCATGGAGATGAAACGAGTATGTCTATTGCTGTAGATCTCACAGGAGGCGCTGGTGCAACACTTACACTACTGATTAACGGCTCGCCGGTAGATACAATTGTGGTAGCTGGAGCAACTGAGACATTTGATCCGCAAACTTTTACAGGTGCAGATTTTGTGCAAATTACATTCACACCATAAAAGCAAACTATGGCATCTATACAAATAAACTATAGCCTACCCTTCGGCGCTTCTATGAGAGTAGGATACAGGATCCAAAACTCATCAGCTGCATTTACATATCTGACTACTTTTCCTACTTACAATGATTCGCCATTCACATTTGATGGGCTGGCACTGGGCAACTATGAAGTTGAACTAACGACACTTTGCCCAAGCTGTTCAGGAGGGATTTTTTCTGAGCCGGTAATTTTTCCGGCTCAGGCGATATAGACCTCGGTTTCTTGGTTTAAGGGGTCGGCCTATCCATTACTGGATAGGCTTTTTTGAAACATTATCGTAATTTCGAAAGCGTATGTCAACAGTCAGACAAGTTGTATCAAGAGTGAGATCACTGGACAAGCTATTGAATTCGGACAATTCAATTACAGATCGCGTTATTGCGGCAGAATTGAAGAGTCGAGCTATCCTTTTTATCAAGCAACAAGCAGATCGCAGAAGGCTTTGGCAAACATCTACCATATTTACCAACATTCCATGTGTGGAGATGAAAGAAGTTTCCATGGCCGAATGTTGTGATTATGAGTCAGATCAGAAAATAGCAAGGAGTAGGTTCAGACTACCCAAGATATCTGATGGGATATATGGCCTGCTTATCCATGGTGTATTCTCTGTGGACACCTCTCAGAGATTGAAAGAGGTTACCTTATCGCGCTATATCAACTTGTTAAAGTTAGGATTGCCAAAAAAGGATACATATTACTGGGTATATGACAGATATCTGTATGTTTCATCTCCTTATGTACGTATAGTAAATATATGGGCATATTTCGAGGAAGATATACCAGATGAATTGCTTTATCCTGAGTGTGAGTGCATAGCTACCAGGAGAAATCCATGTATTAATCCGCTCGACGATGAATTCAAATGCCCAGGTTATTTGGAAGAGGCAGTTGTAAAGGATACCCTCGATACACTTCTGAAAACATATTTCCGTATTCCGGTAGACCACACCAGTGATAACAAGGATGACCAGGTAAACAAACAATAAGATATGCCAAGACAAAGAGTTGATTATTCGTGCTCGTCGAAAAGTGTATATGAGAAGTTCTGTGCACGTCATCCAGAACTGACAATAGGTTATAAAGAATGGAAGGCAGTATTAAAAGCTTACAATCTGGGTTATAGAGATTACCTGGTTGCGACAGGAGATAAGGTTAAACTTCCGTGGGGAATAGGACCTTTGGCTGTATCCAAGAAGAAAGCACGTAGAATGGTTAAGTGCCGGGATGGGGTAGAAAGAATGATGCTACCTATAGACTGGGCCCGATCTAAAGCACTTGGAAAGCGTGTGTATCATTTGAATCTACACACTAACGGGTATGTATATCACTGGTACTGGTTTGTGCAGGAATCAAAACTACCCCAGGCATCTATATGGGTGTTCAAGCCTGCTCGCGATACTTCCCGTGCAATAGGGAATGTAGCAAATGATCCTAAGTACATCGACATTTATAAACAATGGAAACGTAGATAATGTCTTATTACTATCAATACAAATTTGAATCTCCTGATAACCTTTATGCTCGCGTAAAGGAAGAACTGAAAAGCTATTTTGATACAGGAGCTGTAGATGATCTTATGTTTCCAGTTTGGACTAAGAAGTGCTTGCAGAAGTTGGGTAGATCTTCCTTACCGATTCAGCAGACTCTATTATTCATGGACACATTTGAGGCAAAGTTGCCACCTGATTTTATAGCGGTGAGGGAAGCCTGGTTAACAGCCACCTCCTTTCCACTGGAGATGAGGAAGCCTGGTGCTTTTTATCAGCAGATCACAACAGTATTGAATAAACCCTATGATGCATGTAATCCGGTTGTAAACTGCGATCCATGCAACCCGGATATTATAACTGTAGTTGCTAAAACAACGACTAATATAGCCTTCCCTGTAAGTCTTAAATATCTGCTCAGACCAGGCAACATCGCAGCAAGAGAACACTGTGATCTTCCTTGTCTGAACTATGGTGCAAACTGCCCGGATGTATTTGATATCAGGGATGGGAAATTCGTGACAAATTTCAGGCTCGGAGATATATACCTGGTATATTATGGTCAGAACGTGGATGCGGCAGGATGTCCAATGATACCTGACAACTACAGGATACAGGAATTCATTGAGGCATTCATTAAGCAGAAAGTCTTTGAAATGTTATCCAACCAAATCACTGATGAGACTTTCAACCAGATGCAGCTCAAATATCAGATGTATAAGCAAATGGCTGATGAAGCCTATATTATAGCAGATACTGAAATTAAAAAAGAAACCATCTATCGTAAGGCATACGGTATTCGCAGGGATCAGAACAGGTTCAATCCTTATGAAAGAATGATGTATGGGAATGCGTGGAGATGGAGAGGCGCAACTGGTTGGCCTTCCAGTAGCTGGGGGTATAATGATAGATTATGAGTCAAATAAGACCTAACAATGCCTATCTGGGTTTGAACCTGGATTCAATCACTGCCCAGATCAAGCCTGGTCAGCTGGCCTATGCCAAGAATGCAATGATATCGGCTTTTGATGGCAATGCTATTACTTACCAGAATGAAACTCAGAATTCGTTCTGCTTTGATATTCCTGATGGATATAGAGTAATCGGCACACATAATATAGTTGAGAAGAACATCAAAATCCTTTTCCTCGCCAATCCTACCTCATCCCTCTCTGAGATAGGTAGAGTTATTGATTGTACCTACTCAACAGTGATCAATGCGGACTGCTTGAACTTCAATCTGAACTATCCGATCATGAAGGCAGTTCACAAGATTACAAACTGTTCTACTGAAATCTATTGGACAGATGGATTTAATCCTATGCGCTATATAGATTTGGATAATCTTCCATTCGTTGAAAGGTTGGAAGGTTGTGAGAATAATACTTCTGCGGAGATAGATTGTAATAAAATGCGTGTGATGCCTGAGTTCTTTATTCCTCAGGTAAGCTATACGGATGTGGAATCGGATGGTACTCTCACTGCTGGCAGTTATCAGTTCGCATTTCAGTATGCAAGCTCATTGGGAGATCCATATACATCGTATTATTCTATCACTAATCCATTACCTATATTCGATCCGCTGAAAGTTACTCCTGATTTCAATTACCAAGTAGGTAAATCTATAGAACTTCTCATCAGCAATATTGATACAACAGGTTTATACGAGTTCTTCAACATAGCAGTGATCAAAACAATCAACAGTATTCCATCTGTTGATCTGGTTGGGACATTTCCTATACAAGGTCCTGTACAGAACATCGTATACACAGGTCAGTCGAAAGCAGGTATAACACTTAGTATAAACGATATTTTCGAACGCTTTCCTTCCTACGATACAGCAGATGACCTTACTACAGTGAATGATATACTGGTATTCAAAGGCATGACTACAACCGAGCGGCTCAACTACCAGGATATTGCCAGTAAAGTAAAACTGCAATGGGTAAGCTGGAAGTTGCCGCCAGATCAGGAACAATATAAAAACGAACTGAATGCAGCCGGTCTCAGAGGATATATGAGAGATGAAGTATATGCTTATGATCTTGTGTTCATCCTGAGAAATGGTCACCAGACAGATAGATTCCCATTGGTTGGAAGAGCACCACTTGCCTCAGATCTGGTAATTGTGGATAATGCAGATGTAGTACAGGACGGAAATGTTTGTGAAGAACCTGAGCCTAAACAGCGTTGGGAAGTATACAATACAGCCAGTGTTACAGGTATAGATCCTGCATATGATCCGGACGATCCATGCTATCAGGGTCCTTACCAGTTTGGTGAGTTCTCCTTCTGGCAATCTACTGAGACATACCCCTGCAATGAGCCGGTATGGGGAGATCTCCAGGGACGACCCATTCGCCATTTCAAGTATCCTGATAACGCAATTACTAATCATCACGATGATGGAGGGAATGTATATCCATTGGGTCTACGTATTGATATGCAAACTCTTTATGAGGCTATCAGGTCGTCTAATCTAACCGAAGATCAGAAGAACAATATTGCTGCGGTGAAAGTAGTAAGGGCCAATCGTGCTAATGCAAAGTCCGTTATTGCAAAAGGATTGCTTTTCAATGTCGGACAATATGCAAAAGAAGGAACTGAATATTTCTATCCCAATTACCCCTTCAATGATCTGAGGCCGGATCCTTTTATCAGTAATTCGGCTACTGGAATGTTGAGTCAGCAGCTCTTTGGTTCATTTGAATCTTCTCAGAGTGTTGGTATATCTGAGACAATCCTATACGAAGGAACTATTCCATTAGATACACTTACCGTCGATAATGATAAGGTGGTAGGTACTTATAGAGGAACATTTGGTGGTACCACTACGAAGAAGCGTCTTCGTGTGTACTTCGATTCGACAGTGATATACGACACAGGACAACTGACAGTAGACAACACAAATTCCTGGATACTGGTTACTAATTTAAAGCGCACTAACTCTTCACGTATAGATACACATACGACGTTGCAAATTCTGGGCGGAGTTCCAAGATTTGTATCGTTTGACAGCTTTGTCAATGGTGTGGATTTTTCCATTGATCATACACTGGTACTAACAGCACAAGTATATGATTTCCCAACTCCTGGTACTGCTGTAGATGGTGAAATAACTGGCAACAGTGCAGAAGTAACCTATGTGGCTGCCCCACGCCTTCCGGTAGGCAGCCATCTTCTTGATGGCTTCTCTGAGACGGCCAGTGGGATGCGGTATACCTTCCATAGCCCCGATACATCATTCTTTCAGCCGTTCCTGGGTACTGTGCTCAAAATAGAAACAGTAGAATACGGCAGTACACGTTCGCATTTTGTGCAGGTAAAGGATCACTCCAAGTATAGATTTCCTTCACTGGAATCATACCTTACTGCACTGGCAGTAGGTATAGCTATAGGATTTGCATCAGGTATGTATGGTGTGTCCAACCAACCTTTTGATGGAGCAGCGGCATTCACTGCATTTACCATACTGGAAGATATCATCTTCAAATTGTTGCCCAAAAAGAATATGGCCTACCAGTTCAATTCGGTAGGTAACTATACAGAAACTACCACTTTGCCTAATGATACAGGCAACAAAATCCGCAGATTAGATATTGCAGCATATTTGGCACCTGGTCTGCAGGGTGTAGGGGATGAGAACATTGTAAATAATTATCAGCGTGAATCCTCAGTTTACCTAAGGACAACTGCTCCTTTACCCTACCCCGATTCCATACCTGGTATTCCCCAGGATAATTCACGCTTCACTCTCGGAGAAGTAGGATGCCAAAATAGGTTTTACAACCGTGATATATCATCTTATTACGGTTCTATCAAGGTTCCTTCCCCAGATCAATACGGCCAGATTTATTCGTATGATGCCATTGACACAGGATATCAGTTCCTTATAGATGTATCTGCCGACTTCACAGGTCCCCATTTCAAAGATGTATTTGGCGGAGATACCTTCATTAACAAATTCGCATTCAAGAGAAAAATACCCTTCTTTATTGACAATAGGGTTGGTTTCCCGGATGAAAGTGATGTCTTCTATGATGAGCTCGGAAACATCGGGTTTCCCAGGTACTGGTTCTCTACAGATATCAGGCGTGGAGATGGTGGAGGATTTGGCATAGGAAGCCTGTTTGGTGTCAAAGTAAACAACTTTGATTGTGAAAACAGTGCTTTCTTCTATGATGCAGGTAAGATCTACCTATTCGCTTATGGTATAGTAAACTTCTATGTGGAAAGCCAGGTGAATGTGGATTACAGGCAGGCAACTAATGCGCGTGAAGGAGATTTCTATCCACATGTAGGTACAGATGTCCCTGATGACTGGTTACAGGAGTCATTTGTTCCTATCGTTCAGGACAATACCTATACATACAACAAGACTTTTTCAAAGCAAAACACAGAAAATGTATTCAGCACACTTCCCGTTGATTTTGTTCCTGGTGAGGATTGCAGACATATGTTCCCTAACAAAGCAATCTTCTCTGAGAGGCAGTCAGACGTAGTAAACTACTTCAGGAACAACTGGCTCATATATAGACCAGCTGCGTTCTTCGACTTTCCATTGAACTATGGACGACTAATCTCTCTGGATGGGCTGGAGACAAGGCAGGTACTTGCACGTTTTGAGAACAAAATGCAGTTGTACAATGCATTATTGACTGCAGCTTCGTCTATAGGAGATGTTTATCTTGGACAATCTCTGTTCAACAGCAATGTTCCACCTGTGGACTTCGCTGAGACGGATACAGGATACGCTGGCACACAACATAAATTCCTGCTCAAAACGGAATATGGGCACTTCACTATTGATGCCAAGCGTGGACAGGTATTTATGATAGGCGGACAGAGTCTGGAGAATATCGGAAATGAGGGTGTGAGCAAGTTTCTGACCAACAACCTACCTTTCCAGATACAGAAGGCATTCCCGAATTATAGTATAGATAATCATTTTAAAGGCATAGGTCTGCATGGTGTATACGACAATTACTACGACAGAATCATTATCACGAAACTGGATTATAGACCACTCAACAGTGCCATTGTTTACGATAGTGAACTGGACATATTTACTCTGAATGGGGCAGAAGTATCGCTTACTGATCCAACGATGTTCTGCAGTACCAGCTTCACTCTTTCCTACTGGATCCCGATGAAGATGTGGGTTTCTTTCCATAGTTACCTACCAAATTTCTATATCCAGGATATAAGCAGATTCTATAGCAACAATCCGAATGGAAATTCTGTATGGTTACATGATACCACAGACACTGGTTTCAATAACTTTTATGGCGATATACATGCTTATATATTGGACTACCCATTTCATTATAACGCGCAAGATGAAATCCTGCAGAGTGTGAAAGATTATACTAAAGTCAACAGGATAACAAATGCACAAAGCTTTGTGCAGACCAATGATATATACTTTAATAAGGCAATTATATCGAACGATCAGCAATGTACAGGGATGAGAAATCTGATATTCAAACCCAAGAATAATTTATTATCTTATCTGCAATATCCGCGCATTAACGGTAATGGGGTAGATATCCTGGTAGTAAAGTCAGATAACTTCTACAATTACAATGGGTTATGGGATGTGGTGCGTGATTATGGAGAACCTATCTGGCTGACACAATGCGAGAACCTATCAGATGACAAAGTGCTTAATGACGACAATATGGATTATTCTGTGCGCAGTTTCAGGAAATATCCATTGAGAGCAAAGGACTGTCGGATAAGGCATATTCTTGATAACAGGTCAGATGTACGACTTACATCTCAATTCATTTTAACAGAGACTATGATCTCTTACAAGTAATACCAATGAAGGTAAAACCGAAGCAGCTACTCTTCAGCAGCCTTCCTAAAGCCAAGGCAGGCAAGAAGATGAAAAAAGCCCAGATGGGGAAGCGAATGGGCGAAACAGGGGCCCCTCCAATCACATTGAATAGCATGCCAGATGACTATTTCAAGAAGCTGGAGAATATGCTCCAGCCTCCCCAGCAGCCTCCTATGAATGCCTTTGATAATATCAAGGGTATAACACCTTTTCAGCCTACTGGTGATATGACCAGCACAGCTACCTGGGATCCTATGGGGGGACCTGCTCCTAAAAAGCCCGTAACACAGCCACAGCAACCTGCAGCCTCTCTGAGAAAGAAAGGACTTAATCCTGGTCAGGCAACACTATTGGGCCTTGCAGCATTTGATGCAATACTTCCTGACTGGTATCCTAAATACACGCCAGCACAGCCCCAGATGGGTTATAACCCCGACCTATATGGTACAGGATCGCAGGCTATTGCTGAATATGGTGGATATATCAAGGATGATGGTAATACACCCAGCGCACAGGCAGGTGGTCAGGCCACTCGACAAGATAGTTTAAAGTTATATAGAAGAGCGATGGAAATTGAGAAATATTACAATTCCAAAAATTATAAAAAACAAGACGAATTTAAAGTTAAAAATAACATATTTTCTAATCTTGCAGGAGTTAGAGAAAATATGGAAAACAAACTTCTTGATAGAAACTATCCTGTAACTTCAAGGTCTGTTCAACAAGGAGAATGGAATGACAAAAATTTCACAATAGACGATTTTTATAAAAAAGTTGATAATAACCAATTTACTCAGAGAGAAGCGTATGATGGTATATTAGATTTGAATTCTCCTGCTCCTTTATATGATAGAAGAATTAATCCACAATATTTAAAGGTCTATAATAATATTGATCCTGGATCAGGTCTTTTTAGCGATAGTGTTAAAATATACGAATATGATCCCGTAGCAGTTAAACCTTGGGATATGCTTAGTCCAAAGGAAAAGGAGATTAGAATACAAAGATATGGTGAGCCACAACAAGAGTTACCGAACCTTAAATCCTCCAGAGTAAGAGGTACAGATATGACTACCACAAGTAGAATATCACCATCGGGAAAACTGTCGGATCTATCTCAAAAGCCTACCAAATATTCTGTTACTGTCAGAGATGAGAATGCGCCGGGCAAACAACGTAGTATATATTTCAAGGATAAGAAAGCCTGGAGAGATTTCATGGATGCAGGAGCTATTTCACCTATTTCCTCTGAGGAAAGAGAGGATAGTGCTACCGCAGCAGGTTATCGTGCAATGCAGGAGGGGGGTGTGCTCGATAACCGTTCGAGGGAACATGGCATACTGAATTTGTATCTGCCAAAGGACACGGTGAAGAGTATTCATCTGGATGATAAAAGAAAAATCAATCCTGCTACCGGCAAACCATTCAAAAACAAATCAGCTAAAACTATTGATGCCCCCCAGGCCATTATACAAAAGATCATTGCTCATGCGAAAGCTCAAGGAGTTGATCCATATGATGCACTTGCAGTAGCGATGCAGGAAAGTGAGTTGGGAACCACCGATGACAATCTTGGGCATGTCAGGAGTAAGGAATATATCGAGCCAAATTGGGAGACTTTCAAGCAGATGAGAAATGAGGATATAGAACCCTACCTACTAAGTATAGCTTTAAAAGACAAGAATACCTATGCCAAAACTCTTGCTCGAAAAGGGGTGATTCCTGCTACGGACGCTTACCGCCTTCAGACCTATAATGGACTGGGGGTATTAACACCTGATACAGAAAAGGAGTATCATAAAGGGACCAGCCGTGCATTCTATGAAATCCCTGTTTCAGCGAAACAACCCCTGGATCTGAAGAAAAATCCTGCTTATGGAAAAACCGTTCTCTCTCTCAGAGATGAAATACTCAGGAATAACCAGGATATTCGTAATATGGTAGATACGGTACAGCCCTATGTCCAGCAGCCAAAAATGAAGGACGGCGGCTGGATCCAGAAGGCTATCAACCCCAAGCACAAGGGTTACTGTACGCCAATGACTAAAAAAACGTGCACACCAAGGAGGAAAGCTTTGGCAAAGACACTAAAAAAGATGGCCAGAAAGCGCAAAGGCGCAGAAGGAATGATCATTCCTGACAACATGAGCAACTTCTACCCTAAGCGATATGAGCAGGGAGGTAATGTGAATGGTGGGGCTGATATCAGGATGGTAGGTGCCAGCTACCCCAATTCAGATCTGCTGGAGCAATGGCTTCTTTACAAACAAGGCGGATCAGTAAATGGTGATGCTATCATCAATGATGTGAATGCTGTATATCCCAATGCTGACCTGATGGAACAGTGGCTACTATACAAAGATGGCGGTCAGGTAAATTGGACAGGAAAAGAGTTTCGTGAGGTGCCTGCCAGGTATCCAAATACTGATTTGCTTGAACAGTGGATTCAGTATAAAGAAGGCGGTCAGGTCAACTGGAATGGTAGAGAATTCCGTGAAGTAGGTCCTCGATACCCCAACACAGATCTTTTTGAGCAATGGTTACAGTACCAACAGGGAGGTCCAATCAATAATACTGGCTATCTCGATGGTAGTGCAACTGCTAACAATCCTTACAATATTATACCTGGTGGTAATATTACTATGCAGGGAGTCTCTCAACCTATAATGGCACGTCCTATTCAAAAAGGCTCCTTAGGAGAGGAAATGATGATGATGCCTGGACAGGATTATAACTTCAATGCGGATGGAGTTATGGAATATCCAATGGCTCGCGCGGGCCTGAGTGCAGCAAAAGCAAAAGAGATGCTCAGAGATGGTACAGCAAGCGGTAAGAAACTCACCAAGAAGCAGAAACAATACTTTGGAATGGTAGCTGCTGGTAAGGCCCAGATGGGTACTCAGGTGAATAATACAGCACCTGGCGCGCCCCAACTTTCTGCGCAGGAAAAATATTATCAGGCGAGCGCCAGACTGGGTCATTTCAAGAACATTCTAAATGACAAGTTGAAAGCAAAGAATCCTCAAGGGTTCAAAGATTATTTCACAGGTCTTACAGGTCTGAGAAGGACAGGAGATATGGCTGGTGCAGAGAAGTATGTGCAGGATACTCCATTTGATGATTATCTGACACCTGCTGAAGTTCAGTCTACGCTCAATCCTGAGGACTATAATGAATATGTTGGAGCATTACAGGATGTGAATTCCTACAATGTGCAGCAGGGTCGTCAACCATTATATGGTACCAAAGAAGGTGAAAATGATGTAAGGAATCTGAATTATGGAAGACGCTTTGCAAGTCTCCAGCTTACTCCTTCTGTTGGCGTAAGCAACACAGAGGGTACAAAGAGCTATGGTAGAGAATACAAGTATGATCCAAAAACACGGCAGGTATCCTTCTCTGAGAGAGGTGACCTTGCGATGAGACCATCCTATTTAAGTGCTCCTACTCCTCCTATCGCAGGGGCTACAGCCAGCCTTAAAAAAGGGGGTGTGATCTATGATGATGGCGGACAAATAGGAACTATGTGGGGTGGCAACTCCAAGCTTGCATCATACAATCCCTACGATGGTGGCACAGTAGAGTTTCAAGGTGCTTCTCATGATAACGGTGGGATCGGTATGCACTATAATGGTACACCTGTAGAAGTTGAAGGTGGAGAATATGCTGCGCAGGATACAGAAGGTAACCTGAATATATTTGGCAATATGTACCTGCCTGGTACAAGAACTAAGTTCAAAACTGTCGCTAAAGAGATTGCCAAGAAGGAGCAACACTACGATAGATTGAAAACAAGTGGATCCAAGTATGTCAATGAAGCCAACCCTTCCAATAAATTCGAGAAGCTGAAGTTCAATTCAGGCATGGTAATGATGCAAGGCGGAGAGCTGGGTCAACGTGATCTGGCACAGAAGAAGGAGAGTCTTTCTGCTTTACAGAAAGCAATGTTGGACACAGCAGATGAATTTGGACTGGATGCTGAAAAGCTCTCGGCTGGCAGAATGGCAAAAGCCAAGAAGGGAAAGAAAGTAAAAGGTAAGGGGTACTACCAGGCAGGAGGAGCTATAAATGATCCCACAATGGCGGATCGCAATAACAATCCAGGTAATATCAAATGGGGCAAATTTGCCAAGAAAATGGGTGCCATAAAAGGCCCACCTGCTGATGATGGTGGGAACTTCGCTGTTTTCCCTAACAAAGAAGCTGGCGATAAGGCAATGCGTACCCTTTTGAAAAGTTCTGAGTACAAGAATTTGCCTATTGATAAGGCCATTCATAAATGGACTGGCAAACATCCTTATAAGTATGACTTGAGTGCATTAAGTAATGCAAAAGTAGGTGATTTGAGTCCTGCTGAGTTCGAACTCATGGTTGGTACCATGAAACAAGGTGAAGGTACTCGATATGGCCCAGGGGCTAAAACTCCTTCTGTGGCACCTCCATTTACCCCATATGATCTTCCTAATGTGCCTGGATTCACTCCAGGTGCACAAAGACCCAGACCTGGTACAGTGGAACCGCCATATGATCCATTGAATCCACCAGATGATGTAAATCTGCCCAGCAATGTAGAACCGCTGCATATAAACCAGCTCCTTGGAGAGATATATGCAGCAGCTACCAATAGTGTAGAGCCCGTACCTACACAGCGGTATGAACCACAACTCTATCAACCCTACCAGGTAAGCTTCCAGGATAGGCTGAATGCAAATCAGAACTCATTTAATGCCCTGCGCAGGGCTGTCGGAGCACAAAATCCATCCTCTCTCGGAGAACTTGCTGCTCAAAAATATGCTGCTGATACTAACGTAAAAGGTGAGGAGTTTAGAACTAACCAGGCAATAGCCAGTGATGTAACCAACAAGAATGTAGCATTACTCAATGATGCCAATCTGAAGAACCTGGCACTGGCTGATACTCAGATGGTACGTCAGTCGCAGGCACGTAGTAATACTCGTGCAACAAACCAGATGATTGTGAACAGTCTATCGAGTAAGTATATGCAGAATAGATATGAAAACAAGCGTCTGGCAGCTTACGAAAATCTGTATGATTATAGATTCGTGCCCCAAGAAGATGGCGGTCTGAAGGCCACCTACTTTGGTCCTAATGCATTATTCAATTTCTCAGGAAATCGGGCAGCTAATCAGACTCCTGATTTGCGTACAGTAACCAGATATGATGCACAGGGTAACGTGAAAGGTTATACAGAATATGATGATTTTGATCTCAGAGAGATGCAAAGAGCGCTGGATCTGGAAATGAAACGTAGAAATCTACCGCTTATGACTGTACCTCCACTGAATAAAAAGTAAAGAAATGGCATCATTTACAGACCAACTTATACCATTCAATCCTTATATCTCACAGCTGCCTGTAGATGACTATGTGCGCGTAGGCATGGCAAAGCAGATGCAGTACAATGAAGGGGTAAGGAAGGTCCAATCTTATATAGATTCTGTTGCAGGTATTGAAGTAATCAAGCCTGAGCAGAAAGACTATTTACAGAAGCGTACTATGCAGTTGCAGGGAGAAGTAAGTAAGATCGTTCAGCGTGATTTCTCCAATCAGCAACTGGTAAATTCTGTGGGTGTACTCACATCCAAAATAGCCAGTGATCCTATCATACAGGGGGCTGAGCAATCTACACGTCGATATAAAGCAGGAATGGCAAAGATGAAAGAGGCTCAATCCAAAGGAGCTTCTTCGCCTTCGAATGAGTGGTACTTCCAAAAGCAGGTCAATAACTGGCTATCTGATGGAGACATTTCATCTGTGTTTAATGGAGATTATACTCCATTTACAGATGTCAATAAGAAAGTACTCGGAGTGATCAAGGATTTAGATCCCAATTCCACATTAGAAGATATCCCATACAAACGCGGGCGTGATGGAAATATTCTGTTAGGTAAGGATGGATTGCCAGAAATAGACTTTGCTATGATGGAGAAATCTGTAAAAGGAATAACTCCGGAGCGTATACAGGCAGCCATTCGTGCATCACTGGACCCGAACGACATGCAGCAGCTCAGTATTGATGGTGCATACAACTACAAGGATTACGATAAGAATACCATGAAGCAGGTATCTGATGCCAGCTATACCTACAGGCTGGAGCAGATCAATGATGCCATCAAAGGGCTTATGGTAGATAGGCAGACCAACCAGGGAGATCCAAATCATGTTGCTCAGGTAGATGCACGCATCGCCTCTCTCAGAGAGAGGGCAACTCAATATCAGAATGATTATCGTAAGGATATACAATCCATAGATAGTAATCTTGAAGGTTACAAGGCTAACCTATATATGCAGAATTGGCTTACCAGATTTGGGGATGGCTTTGCCTATGCAGAAAATGCACTCACTTACAAAGAGAATCCTTATTTCATGGCTGCTGAGCGCAAAAGAGAGAATGACATTAAATTCCAGGAATTCCTGGTCAATAAACAGTTTGAAGCTGCCAGGATAGGTCTGGAAGCTCAGCGTGTAGATATAGATCGTGAAAGACTGGGTATTGAGCGTATGAAGGCTGAGGCAGAGCTGAGGAAAAAGGGGATTGGGGCTGATGGAGCACCTCTTACTCTCACCGGAGCTGCTATCAGAGAGGCTATTGACCAGCAACAATTGGAAGCTATCAACACCAGTAAATTTGTTGATGAGACATCTCAGATGGAGCAGGGCATTGAAACACAGAAGATGGCATTGCTCGCACAGGCCAGACCAGACCTAGTCAAGGTAGTACGTAATCCGGATGGAACATCACCCAGATACGAATATAATGTGACTGGGAAGGATCCAAACCTCATAAAGAATGAGGCAGAGGCTACTATTCTCAAATTCAAGGAGTCGTACGATAGAGGAGAACAAGTTCCTGATGGAGTGAAGACTTATTTTGACAACCTCTCTACTACTGATAGGCGTGTACAGAATAGAAAAGCTGCAATAAATGGGCTGCAAGGAGAAGCAGATCAGGTATGGAATACTAAAGATCTCTTAAAGAATGTCAAACCATTGGATATTGGAGGGGGGGAGGTATGGAATGCTCAGCAGCAGGTAGATTTCAATAGCAAGCTGGAACAGGTAATGAGGAAACGCAGAGATGAAAAGGGTGTACCATACAACGAAATAGACTGGGCAAGAGCGCGTCAAATCATGACACCATCAGAGCAACGTATTGCCAAGACTATGGAACGTAATAGTAGCGCCGGTATGTTCGGACCAGAGAGGGAGATTTACAACCGGCTGAATAGTGTGAATGAGAGTATAAATACCAGAGCCAGGGCCATCATAAACAACCGTAATACCTATATGAACAATGCAGTGAGAAGCATTGTAGGTGCGGACCAACCTACTTCCTTTGTGGTAGAAGCGTTCAAACAGGAGGATCAGGGTGGTACACAGGCGGTTGTAGTGAATCTGCTCAATAGTATTGCAAAGGAAGGTAAGGAAAATCCAAATCCTCTCTATGATCAGGACGATCTATCTTCCATGCTGAACAAAGCAAATGCTGGCAATACTACTTACTCACTCATGTCTTATGGCGGAGATCGCTATGCTCTCAGAGCAAGCAATACAACAGTCAGAGATAAACCAGTCGAGGTAGATATTAGTAAGGCACAGGCCCAAGATCTATTTGGTGCCAATCAATTCCTTGATAACTTCCAGGCCATTCGTGAAGCACTTCAACTTACACGAGGCACAGGACGCGTAACAACAGATGTTGATGGAACGGGCAGATCATCGGCTTTTACACTTCGCAACAATTCTCTCAAGAAGTATGGAGTAATGTACCACGTCGAAGAGCCACTTAAGAATGGCGGTCTTCAGGCCAAGCTATACGTATATGATAAAGACACAAAGCAGTGGACAGAAAAAACCGCTAACTTTGGTCAGCTCCTATCCGAGGCACAGATAACCAGGTTTCTCGGTATGGTGAACGATCAATATATTGACGCTTTACTCCAGAAAAATAAGTAATGGCCTTACCAGAAGAGAATATACTCAGGGAAGGGGATATCCTTTCCCAACAGCGCGACCCTGGGTTCCTCACTGAAGACCTACCTTCTCCTGGTGGGTTCGAGGTACCCAATATTGCTCCCATTCCTATTCCAGGAACAGGTGATTTTACGCCTGCAGAGAACTCCGAAAGATTCATGGAGCAATTCAATGCCTCGGTTCTTGGAACTCAGGATAAACTTACGCCTGGTCGTATACCTTCTTTCAGTGCATCCGAAGTATTCAACCCAAGATATAGATCAATACTCCCTGGAGAGGACAGCGAGGAGGCTTTCGGTAAAGCCCAACCATGGTATAATAAATGGGCAAATGCACTTGTCAAGACAGGTGCTTTCGCGGCGGGAACATTCTGGAACACTGTTACAGCAATTCCGGATACTGTAGCTTCTATCGGATCCGGGCAGCCCTGGAATACAGAAACTGGTGCTGACATCGACAGGTGGCTCAAAAATCTTGAGAACGATTTTCCTAACTATTATACAAAATGGCAACAGGAGCATCCTTTTATGAGCGCAGTCCCTTTCTCCGGGGGCTTTGCTAACTTCTGGGGTGATAAATTTCTGAAGAATCTTGGCTTTACCATAGGTGCAATTGGTGGTGCTGTTGCAACAGATCTTATAGTAGCTGCTGCGACAAAAGGAATAGGTGAAATCCCATTGGTTGCTAACCAGATTGGTAGAGCAGCACTATATTTAAACAAGATATTCACAGGCGCAGATAAGGTATCAGATTTAATGGCACTCGGACAGGCTGTGGGGCGGACGCCTCAGCAGCTTGTACAACTTGAATCACTGGCACGTGCAGCTGCTGCTACCAGAGCACTCAATGGTACGCGTTATGCGCTTGCATTATATGGATCTGCCGCCTCTGAAGCAGGATTCGAAGCCCGCGAAGGATATAATACAGTCCGTGAGGAATTGCTCACAGCTTACCAGCGCGAAAATGGTTACTCTGCAACAGGCAAAGAATTGGAAGATATAGAGAGATATGCAAAAGCAGCAGGCAATACGAGATTTGGTATCAATCTGGTACTTCTTGGTATATCAAATGCAATACAATTTGAGACTTTTTTGAAGCCGTTTACTGCAGCAAAGGCTGGTTTCCGATCATCTATACAAAAAGAGCTGAGTGCATCGCAAATAGGTCTCAGAGAAGGGTCAATAGATGTGTTTGAAAAAGTGGTTCCTTCAACAGTTGCTGGCAAAATATGGAGTAAGATACGTCCTGTAGCACCCTCTATTTTTAGTGAAGGTATTTTCGAAGAAGGTGGACAATATGCTACACAGATTGGTACAGAAAACTATTATGTAAGAAATTATCTCTACGATAAGGGAATCCCAGGTACACAGTACATGAAGGACGAAACTCCGTGGGATGCGCGCAGCCAGATGAACAATATCATGCATTCCATCTCAGAGGGGATGGAAGGTGCATATGGGACAGATTCTGGCCTGGAAAGCGTATTCCTTGGAGCTATCACTGGTGCATTAACTGGTGGCGTACAGAACGTGCTGTCTAAGTCACGAAATGATCAGGAGAGAATGGCAGTACTTAATCTGCTAAACTCTCAAGGTATCACAGGTACTATCCGTAATAACTATGACGCAGCAGTAAAATCTCAGCGTATTGCTGAGGATATGAAAGAAGCTGCTCGTAATAATGATGTATTCAAGTACAAGAACTTCCAGCATGAGCAGTTCGTAAATTTCGTAGTAAGTGGTCTCAGAGCAAATAGGTTCGATGTTAGAATAGAACAACTCAATATGCTCAAGGATATGAGTGATGAGGAGTTCAAAAAGGCGTTTGGACTTGATAAGACAACTGAAAATGTACGTACTGTTACAGAATACGTAGATGCACTTCGGAATGAAGCAATATCTATCAGAGATACATATAACCTGATTGAGAATACCTTTACTAACCCCTTTGCATATAAATCTCGTGCGGCCAATGCAGAACAGTCGCTGGAGAATGAAAAATATCACCAATTCAATCAATGGAAAGACGAGTTGGTATATCTGGCTCGTGTATTACCTGAAGCTACACGTAGGGAAGGTACAATTGCACTGGCCATATCAGCTATAACACCAGCAGTGAGCCCTCAGGCAGTACGCATGCTCACTAACAGAGATTCTGTAAAGAGATATATTAACCGGTTAAAGGAAGAAGCTGGAGTATTACAGCGTGCATTGGATGATAAAACTTCTCCTGATCGTGAGGCTGATACCAAAAGGGCCAACCTTTTGAATAAGCATTTAAAAGCCCTTGAGTCAGCACTCTCTGAGAAAGAACTTTCTGGTGATAAATATGCCAGAATATTTGCTGATATACTCACTTTTATAGCTAATGGTGAGACAGATGAACCTCGTGTTACTATCCCTCAGGAAGCAGTAAACCAGCTTATCCAATATGGTATAGACCTGAATAGGTTGGAGAAAATGAAGCAAGCTGCGAACGAAGCATTTGAAAAGCTCTCTTCCGAAGAAGGGTTCAATAAATATTTCAATACTATAACCAGAGAGCAGCAGAAAGCTAGTACCCCTCCTCAGCCTGCCACTGCACCTGTTGCGCCCGCCCCAGCAAAAGCAACTACACAGCAGACGACACCTACGAGTGTAATTGTAAAATCTCCCCAGAATCAGCAGTTCATATTCGATCAGGACGCATGGTATTTCGTCAATATTGATCCGAACCCAGCTGTTAACCCGGAAAGGGTAAAAGTACGTGGTCAGAACCCAAATGGGGTAGTTATAGAGAAGGAAGATGGTTCAACAGCAGTTGTGCCAAATGATGTATTCTTCAGGGAAGATAAGTTCACAGAAGACATTAATGAAGAGGTGGATGATGCAACAACGAAAGATGGAAGTGCTCCCCCACCTAACGATCAGCCTGGTAATGTAGTAGTTGGAGAAGACAAGAAGGATCTTGCATTCGGTCTGTATTCAACTACAGATCCTACATATAACGTACGTACTACGCCGGATGATAATTTCCAACGCAGGCATCAGAATTTCCTGTTTAATCTGGGAAGCAGTAATCCTGAACTGTTCAATCAGGAGAATAAAGGGAAGTTGCGAATCATTCCTATCACAGCTAAAACGCAGGAGTTATTCGGATTTCCTGAAGATTGGATTACTGATAAGGGCGACGATCCGAATAATTCATCTATCCGTGCAGTATATGTAGTGGATATGAATGTTGATCCTCAAAAGGCCCATGATGAAATCATAGCTGCTCTTACGCAGCGGCAGCCTGAAATGCCCGGGACTTTCAAGATGTGGGAAGTAAATAGTGATTTTATCGACTTCATCTACCAGCAAGCAGTAGGATTAACTCAGGAGGGAGCTGACTATGGTACACCTGCCCGAGATGAAATGATTAAGCTTACCGGGAGCGAGGAGTTACTCGATAAGATCATCGCTCTCAGAGAGGGGAGGGAGCTTTACTACGTGGACGAAAATGGGAATGTACTCAGCCAAATCACACGCGAGGCAAATCCCAACCGCTTGATCTATACTAATCTGGCTTCAACAGATATTACTTTCCAGAATGGTCCGCGCTATACTAACAAAGAGAACCTTGACGAGAAAAAGGTCCAGGATTGGTGGAGAGAGAAGAGAGCAGAAATACTCGCTGTTGATTCTGTTGAAGGAACCCCCATCTTCCAGTTTTATGTAAGTCGTGGAAGACCGAATGTAGCAAACTACGATACACGTAATAGCGTGGTAGAATCCAAACTTATCCGCGAGGAAGATATGGACCTGCCTATTATTACTGTGGCAACACAAGGTAATGTAGCTGTTCTTGGTGCATATAATGCATCTGGAGAGGGTATATCAGCAGCAAAAGCAGGTATTAATATGCCTCTCGGAACCCCATTACTCAATTTTGGGGGCAATCTTGAATTCCTGAACACACGTAAGCTTACACAGAGTGAAGCAGCAAATATATTCGAATTACTGAAAGTGATATCTGATCGCTCATCAACTGAGAATAAGTCAGCTCTATTCAAATTCCTGAATAAGGTAGTATACCTGGCAAACCCAAAGAAGGGTATTATGGCTGGACCGAACTCTATCACAATAGATGGATCAAGCCTGTTTTTAGGAACGTCAAAGGATCCTATACAATTAGCGCCAGCCAGTTTGGATTTACACCGGGGAAGAATAGTAGATTTCCTAAATGATTTGTACCATGTAACAAATAATTCGGAGCTACTTCGTATTGCAAGGAATCCCAAGGCAAACGATCTTGAATTTGCTGAACTTGACGTATATGATGGTAAAGTAAAGGTTGCACGCAGATGGAAGAATTACAACTATTACCTACTCTCTTCGAAAGCTCCTGATGGTAAGAATAGGGGCGAACCTCCATTGACAACACACATTGTTGTGCCTATGGAAGGAGAAGTACCTATTGTCCAAAAATATTCCGTCCTGAAGGGAATTGACTTTGACAGTCATCTGTACGCCCGTGCGTCAGGACAGCCAACCTCATCCCCAACTCCTCCCCCCATTCAACCACAGCAGCCCATACCACAACAGGCTGCGCAGACGCAAGGAGTAGGTGGTGCAGCAGAAAAACTACAGTGGGTAGAGGTCGATCTGGGAGGAAGCTTGGTAAAACTTGTTTTCAAAGATGTAGTTCGTGATGCCCAGGACAATATAATAGATCTGACACCTGTAGGTATTATAGAGGAGGGCAAACCTATTAAGCCCTTTACAAAACCAGAGGTAGTCAAGCAGATTATTCTCGATAATATACGTAAGAGCCAGATAAAGAAGGATGATACCAATAGTGGCAATGACATGCCCTGGCTTGGTGGTAACGGAGGAAAGAAAGAAGGAGATGATCAGTATCGTGCTTTCAACCCTGCTAATAACGATTACAAAAGAGCCAATCTCGCTGAGGAATTTAAGGAGTTCCATCGTATTATACCAGATGATATTCTGATCCGTCAGACAGATCACTTGCTACGTACTACTTCAGGTGGATTTGCCTGGGGTGCACTACGTGACAAGATGGTATATATATACAAGCATGCCGAAGTAGGAACTGTATACCATGAAGCATTCGAAGTAATTTGGAATCACTTCCTTTCGGGGAGCGAGCAGCAGGATATATATAATGAGTTTCTGCGCCGTGATGGTACTTTTAAAACATTCACCGGCCAGACCAAGAACTTTTCCGAAGCAAGTCTTAAGGAAGCGAAGGAACAGATTGCTGAGGAGTTCCGTGATTACAAGCTGAATGGCACATTACCACAGGGTCCAAAAGCTAAGAGCTTTCTGCGCAGATTACTTGATTTCATCAAACGTATCATCTTTGGTGACGAATATGATGTGAATCTCCTGTTCAAACGTATGAATCAGGGGTATTACCGCAACTACTCTACTCCTCTCAGAGATACAGCAGAATCTGCATTCCGTGAAGTAGGTCTTGAGCAATTCTCTGAAGCATTTGTACAGGATGTATTGCAAGGGATGACGATAGAAATGTTCCAGCAAGCATATCGCGAAGCCTCGGATATTGTCTCCAATATAGAAGAGGGGGGAGGTGCCGCTTCGTGGATATTGTATGAAAAGCTACGGTCAAGATTAGTTCACTATTTCGAGCAGACAGATCCAAAATATGGAGATACACTAGCTGCCGAATTCAATGATAGGTATAAAAGGTTGACTAAAGATGATGATCGTGAGGCTATGAGAAACCAGATAAGATCTATACTGGAGAACTGGCAACGTATCAAGGATAACTGGCCTTCTTTTACAAGAGAACACAAGCGATATATGCGCGTGTTCAATGTTGAGTTTGTGATAGATGATGAAGGAAATATTGCTTTCTCAGAAGAGGTAGAAGAAGATGTAGTAGGAGACAGTGCAAATCAGGTTGAATATGATCGCGATATATTTAGGATTGATGCCAAGAATTCAGCTTCGCTAAAGGTGAAGTTGCTGATTGCTACAATGGCAGATTCTTACTGGCAGCAGGCAACTGCAGCATCTATAGGAGCTGCTCGTAACCCGCAGCTGATTGGCATAAAAAGGGATAATTCGCTAATGTTCCTGCCTAAACAGGTCCAATATGCGAAGGTATTCAACTATATGCTACACAATACATCCAATATAAATGGGCTGTATGATATTGTGAAGCGTCTCAAGGAGATGACATCTGATCGGGAGCATCGTAAGCCAATAGATGCGAATGTACAACGCCTGATTAACAGATTGAGCTTCGATAGGGGATTCGAAGGCAAGACTCCTAACCAGGCCAAACTATTGCTTTCGCTGGAGAATACCCTTTCCAAGCAGAAGCCTGAATTCTTCAGACAGTTTGTGGATTTCCAGCGCAATACTTTCTTCAAGACCAGTGTGCTAAACTCGAAGATAGATCAGATAAAGCAAGCTTGGATAGCAGATATAAAGGGATCGGGTATAGTGATGGCCAGCAGAGAGAACGTATTTATATTCTCGCCATCTGTGATAGGGATTGCAGATAATCTACGATTCCTGAGCAAAGTAGGTATTGATATAGAGAAAAAAGAGTACGACAGGCTATCTGCCCGCGATCAGGCAAAATTCAATAAGGCAGTCAACAATATAAAATCTCTTATAGAGAAAGCTGCCAGGGAGAAGACTCAGATCCCTATTATGTCGGCAAAGCATATGGATTTTGACTCCCGCCTGAGCGACCTGGCAGAAATCTATGTAACCAATATAACAGGTGATGATACGCAGTCACAGCACCCGAATCTGGATAATGAACCTACGAGCAATTTTGTGCTGAATAATTTCGTGTCTACAGTATTGAATGATGCGAACAGTTCAGCAACCAGGGATGAATTCCTCAGCAAGAAGGAAATGGGATACTTCAACGACATATTCCATGAAGACTCATGGCTGTTAAACAGTGTAATCTTCGATGCGGATGGTAAGTTCAACCGTGCAGTTCAACTGGGTGTAGTGGAAGGAAGAGAGACATGGAACCAGGATAACCGATCAGCTTCAAAGCTTACTGAAGCTGAACGTCAGCTGTACGAGATTAATAATAACCTAAATGGCGTGTTCTACACGTTGCTCCCTGCAGATGCCAAGACAGAATGGGCTATAAATTCGGGCACGTTCCTAAATGCACAGAATTTCTTTGGGGATGATTCAAGTCGCTCTAATGAAATAACACGCCTTACCAAACTAATGTATAACTGGCTGGACACAGAAGTGGAACTGGCCAAAGGTTATGGTGATCGTACAGATATCGTAGCACTAAATAGAAAGATAGCGGACAGGACTGTAGGTAACTCACTACGCTTCTTCAAAGATATTCTACCAAAGGAGATTGTCGATAAGATTCATATCTCGGTGATTGACAATGAGCATCCCCTGGACAGAATTATTACGGAGGAGCAGCTACGTCCTATCATTCGAGAGTTTGCAGAGCGCAAAGCAGAAGCAGTACTTAACAATCTCATTGACTGGAAGATTATAGGCATATCAGGCACAGATGGAAATGAGTACAGGCTAAATGGATTTGATCGAACCTTCCTGGATACATACCTGGGAAAGAGACAACATTTTACACGCACGGAAGTAGTAAGATTACTGGGCTTCCGTGAAATGAACTATATCGTTAATAATATTGAGCTGCATAAGTTCTTCTTTGGAGACCCTGCACAGTATAAAGATGAGCTGAAACGTATCAAATCGTTCCTCTCAGGAAGAGAGGTCATGCACGTCGACACACTGGAAACCTCTGAAGGGTTTGACCAGTGGGCGAATACAGCACTAAACATGGTGAACAACGAGGTCCTTCTCAAGGAAGGAGACCCCGGATGGCACCACTTTGGAGAATTCGCTACAACTATCACAGTTTTTGACATAGATTTTGAATCCAACCAGATAGACGAAATAGAGGATGCAATCGGAGCTGAAAAGGCGAAGCCTTATAGAAAGGGCAACGAAGCAGATGCTCAAGCATACCTGTCTAATACAGCCTACCGGGAGATCTTATGGAAATCAGGTGGTAGGTTCACTAATGTACAGGAGAGACAATTCCAATGGGAATTGGCCTGGGAGCGTCAGGATAGAGCCAAAGAAGGGCTCTATACCTATACTTCCGACTCTCTGAGAGCTGCAGATAATGAGTTACTCAAAGCTCCTGCTGACACAACTGTTGAGTTCCCTATCCTGAAGCTGGTACATTCAGGTATGCAAGTAGTAAATGGCAATGCTCTTGCCTCATTGGATAAAGCATCCTGGGCTCCCTTATTCTATAGATGGGTGAAGGGCACTAAGCTCGGCACATTGTATAATCGCATGCAGGAAGATGGTATTGACTATGTACGCATGGAAAGCGCCCACAAAGTAGGTATACAAAGAGATGGTCTGGTATCACTCTATGATACCAATGGAAATATAAATGGACTTGCTATCAGCAAAGCCATACCCGAATATATCCCTCATAAATTTATGGGTGTGCAGGTAGAGCAATCTAAGAAATCAAAAGGTCAGACAGAGGGTTCGCAAGCCAGAAAGATGGTTACTGCCGATTTGATGAGCAATGGTGTGCCTATTGACTATATATCGCAATTCTCTACTGAGGACGAGGCATACGATAGCTGGAACAAGTTGGAAGAAAAAGAGAAACTTAGATCTTCTGCGATCTACAAAAAAGTCAAACGACATGATGATGCTATAGAGCGACTTACATGGGCTCGTGTTGATGATACAATGCGCAAACTTGGTATCACAATGGTAAATGATCAGCCAGTCATCAATGATAGACAACGCGTAAGTGAATTCCTTCTCGGAGAGCTGGAGCGTAGGGAGCTTCCAAGGAATATTGCATATGGTTTGGAGATTGATCCAGCCACAGGAGACTTCGCTCAACCCTTAGAAGCAAACGCACAGTATAAGAAGATCAGGGATATTCTATATTCTGTGATGGACCGCACTATCATGCGTCCTACTGTAAATGGTGGACAGAAGACGCTCCTTGCTGTAACAGGGTGGGAAAAGGGAGCACGTGTAATAAAACGTATGGTTAATGGGAAACCTGTATATACAAGTGATACATTAAAGTTTTATACACGGGGAGAGGACAAGACCGTGGGATGTGAAATAATGCTTCCTTACTGGTTTGGAAAGAAGTTGTTAGAACAAGGTTCTCTGAGAACGAAAGAAGAGGTGATAAAATATCTGAATACCACAAAAGAAGGACAGAGATTGTTACGTGGTGTAGGTTTCCGTATTCCTACGCAAGGTCCTAACTCAATTGATTTTTTCACAGTAAAGGATTTCCTTCCTGAGCAGATGGGATCTGTTGCAATATTCCCATCTGAGATTACTGTGAAAGCAGGTTCTGATTTTGATATTGATAAGATCAATATGTACTTGTACAACTTCTATGTTGATAATGCGACAGGTTATCCTAAGATGGTAGAATGGAAAGGATCTATCGAGAAAACGAAAGAATATATCGGACAGCTTCTTGACTCAGGTAATGTCATAACGAGGCAGCAGAAGGAAGAGTTGGATAGAATCATAGCAGAAGAAACCGAAGATCTGGATGAAAATAACCTGCTCATGCGCATTCCTGCTGTAATGGCCATGTTCACTGATGAGGCTATCACGCGCGACTTCCTTGGTAAAACAAAGGAATTCCTTACCAGCAAGCTTACTATGCAGGCAATGGAGAATGAGTTCTTTGATGCAATCGAGGATCTGATGAGCCTTCCTGAGAAATATGCCAGCCTGGTAGCACCTAATGATGCATCAGATCTGAAAGATTTACGTGACAAACTAAAGAAGATAAAAGGTCTGGACACACAGGAAAATTCCCTTGGTGATTATGGAAGATTGGTAGACAGCATGTATATGATGCAGGAGAGACAGGCTTACATGGCATCGAAAGGTGTGGTAGGCACATCTGCTGTATCTCAGACAGCACATGCTGTTTCTCAGAACATGCAGGGTGGCCTGATAATAGAAGATCCTTCTATAGAAGCACGATTTGCGGCTAACTACATCAATGGAAAACTCACGTTAAGTGGTCTTCATATAGCTGGCACAAATAAGCTTATTTCTAACATCAATTCACAGACTACGGATGGTGGTGTGGACGTATCAAAAGACAAGTTCCTTGCAGAAATGGGCATTACCTCAGATACGCTTAAGAACTTTCTATCTCTGGTAAGAATGGGTGCTTCGCCTGAATGGGCAGTGCTCTATATCAACCAACCCTCAATACAGGAGTTCCTGAAACTGAAAGCTATTCACAATTCCGTCTCATCCATCAATCCAAGGATAATACGTTTGCCAGACTGGAGATTACTCAATCGTGTATATGCAAAGTTCGGTGGAGTGAGCAAAGACCGAAAGGAATTAAAGAATAAACCTAAGCGTTATACCATCGAACAGATGACAGAAATGATCAGGGCTATTGCGCAAGGTGAGCAATTGAATGCTGCTCAGAAGAAGTTACAGTTGATGATACTTGATGACTATACTCGCTTCAACAGGGCAGTAGGCAGGTATGAAGGTTACGAAGCACTGGCATGGGATTTATTCCACTTCTATCAGGGTTACAACTGGGATACTGCCAGACTTAATGATCCAAACGCAATACGGCTTAAGCAGCTTCGTTTTGATAAGGCCAATGGTCTGCCAATCTCACCTGTAACAAAGGTGATGAGTAGTACTTTTATAGGTGCAATGAAGCGTAGCACAGAACGTTTGGATAGGGCCCTTCGTACACTTATTGGAGTGCAAACAGGTCAGGGGGGGGACATCCTTGACAAGATTGCATGGGATCTGTTTAACCAGGTTGGTCTCAACGAGCAATTGCGTAGAAGTCTGCTGCTTGCAGCTGAACTGGCTATGGTAGATTACCTGATCCAGACGCGCTCTAATATAGCCGGTCAGTCACTGAATACTTTCATCTATCCATTAATGCTTGGCGATAAAGCCGTGGCCCGTTATATCCGTGCTCTTCAGAAGTCTAATGACAAAAGGCTGGCAAACAATCCCTTTATCAAGAATCTTATTGCCAGTATAGACTCCAGGCAGGGATACCCTTCTGTAATAAATCTGCTGGAGCGTGACTATGATACATATACTTCAAACGTATGGACAGATGCATTCCGCGAAATGAAGGATGATGTCACAGTGATAAGTATCAATAACAATGAGGCTGATGATAGAACTGTAGCACAGATATACAAGAACCTGGTACTTGCCGCACTGATACAAAGCGGCTCTAAGCGTGGCTCCAATTCAATAAGTCATCTGATTCCAAACGTCACATATTCTGAATTTACCCAGCAGTCGCTTAAGAATCAGCAGTTTGAGAATTTCTATAACAATTATACGTTCTATCGGGCATTATGGACGAATAACAGACTCGTTCCACAGGTAGAAATGGAGCAGCTCGATCCACAGGATCCAACTTCTCCATTGATTTATACCTATCTGAGATCAGCGAAGATTACCGAAGCACTTAAAGAGATCACACAGTTAGAGAAGCCAGGTAATGTGTTAAATCTACAGGCTTGGAAGTATAAAGGTTTCCGTGCTGTCAAGATCCTCGACCCTCTCAGAGATGAGAAAGGAGTGTTCATAGGTGTCATCCCACGTTTGTTCGTAAGGGTAGATACTTTTGGAGATTTTGGAAGAGCTCCTCTTTCTGTTACAAAGGGAAGAATACTATTCAGAGAGATCAATGCATGGGGAGATGCTACAACACAGGAGTTCTATGCTGAAGCAAAACCCTCTGTGCTACCGCTAAATCCAAAAGTCCAGGAGTATACAGATGATGCACTTATATATGCATTATCCAGAGCAGGATTTCCTACAAATACTAGTGATCAGATGCTATTTGATATAGTGCGTAAGTATGAAGGCGATGATGATCCCAGCGAGGATGACCAAGGTAATCGTTCTCCTGACCCTAACATGCCTGATGCACCACTAAAAATAGTAGAGACTGATCCAAACCATTTGCCTCTACCTGAACCTATGGACTTCCCTATGCCGGCAGCTCTGAATATTATAGGAAAGGATACTACCACCTTTGACCAAATAGTGAAAGGAGAGCGCACATCTACAACTCGTAGCTATTGGCATAATGTAGCAAAAGGCTATATACCAAATGCGATGGAAATGAAGGGGAAAACCCTCACCTTTGGTTCTCCGGATGGCAGGATCGTAAGTGTAGAAGTGATAGATGTACACAAGATCACTAAGGAAGATCTGAAGAACAAGGAATTCATGGAGCAGTGGTCACAGAAAGAGAACTGGACAGTAGCACATCTAAAGAATCAGAAATTCGTAGGATCCTACCAGGTTGAATTCAGACTGAGTCGACCATCCGGTGATGATATACAGAACAAGATAGATAACTGCATAAAACCTTCATAGAGTTATGGCTTGTCCGAACGTGAACTCACCACAATGGCAAGAATTGGTGGGCAAAATAGGTTTGTATAATGCATTCTCGGAATTCATTCGTCACGGCGAGCAGATTCCAGATCCAAACAATTACACACCAAGTGTGCAGGGAGTGAATTACGGTTTGCAAATTGTTAATGCTCTCATGCAGCCACCTGTCGAAGGATGGTTCGAACGCTTCTATAAGGCAGAAAAGCGACCTGAGGTATTTTTCCGTAAGCTACTGCAGACAAGAGCTCCCAAAGAACAAATTGACCTACTTAAAGATTGGCTCGAAGGAAATACAGCACCCACTCTAAACGACGTAATCGCCGGGCTCATCTCAGAGATGGGATTTACAGTAGGTATAAACATATCAATAGATATGGCTGCTGACTTCATGGTACATAATGACATGGAAGATTATATAGTGGATGCACAAGCGGGTCTGAATGTTGAGAAGCCAACACATATCTATTCAGTAATAGATAGTGATGGAAATACCATGTTCAAAACGGACTCTTTACCAGAGGCAGAGAAAGAAACTGAAAGATTGAATGATAGCAGGAAGTTACGGCCAACTCAATATTACGAGAATATAAGCGTACGTGGTGGGACAAATTACAGGGAGATAGAAATCAGAACTCCTGAAATTGTTCCTATCGTGCAAGGGCATGGACAGTTCGCTTCCAGACATGGAATAGGATGGTTCAGAAGCGATGACAAGGTATTTGTGCCAGCAGACAAGAACTTTTATGCAATGTATAAAAGGGAGAAAGGAGTAGAGGGGGAGTACGAGGATATAGTGCATGAAGATGATTTTCAGGAGTGGGTAGAAGGTAAACAAAGAGAAGCAGCTAAAATAGAAGCTGCCCAGGCTAAGACCCGCCGCATACTGGAAATACAGTCTGATATGTTCCAGAAATCGAGAAAAGAGAAGGATTTAGCAGGTGAATTTCTTAAGGTTACTGCAAAGTCGCGTATCCGTGAGCTTGATGAGGCAGCACAAGGAAAGACAGAAATCGAATTTGATGGATACTTATATGAAAAGCGCACCTCTCGTTATCCAGGAGGTGGTGATGACATCCATGTAGACATAGACTGGTTTCGTATTAGGAAAGTGGGCCTGAATCCTGAGAACAATTTCCTGCAATTGTTGAATATAGACAACAACTGGGTTAAATTCTTCGTGCGCTCTATCATACAGGATTCAGCCAGGAAGGAATATAAAAGGGTGCGATTTCCTACAGGAAACACAGCCTCGAAAATACAGGGGCACGATACAGTGGAAACCTTTATCACTGAGCGTGAGGATAGGATCGCGCGACTGGACAGAGAGATAAAGCACATAGAAGAACTACAGGAAAAACTCAAAGATGCTGAGACGAACGGATTTGAGAACCAGGTTTTCAAGTTTATAGTCAAGGGTAGCGAATACTTCTACCAACAACTCGACGGGGATCAGACTATAACAGATATACCAAAGAGTTTTTTTGACTCACAGCTTGAAAAACTTCGTGATACCCTACAGGAAAGTTTGGGATCTTCCCTGTTAGAAAAACAAGCTTTTGAGAGAGAAGTTGAGGATCTCAGAGGTCCGGATGGCGTACAAAAATTCTCTGCTATAGCCAAGTTTTACGAGGCAGATATATACAACATTCTCAGAAAGCAGGGATTAAAACCAGAGAGGGTAAAGGATGAATATGATAATGAATGGTTCGAAGTAAGCATAGACCCCAAAAAAGCTGCTAAACCTATATTTCTACAACAGGGTTCGCAGACTATTCCCGGAAGAGCATCTGCACAAACTATTGCCCGGGTAGAGGAATTTCTTGATAGGATCGGCGTAACTGTACGTACAGCTGATGGCTTTATTATGAATGGAAAGAAGGTAAACATAAATGGTATTGCCTATCCTTTAGAGGGCTTGATATATGTGGTGAATGGAAAGCAGGATGTTGCTCTCACTGAAGAAGCTATGCACGTTGCTGTAGAGATCGTAGAACAGACCAATCCTGCACTTTTTAAAGAGATGATGAACAGTATCGGAAGCTATAATATCTTCTCTGATGTTGTAGCTGAGTATAGGCATATGGGCTTTTACCAAAACAAAGACGGCTCTCCTGATATCGTCAAGCTCAAAAAAGAAGCGATTGCCAAAGTACTTGCGGCTACAATCGTTGACCGCGCACAGGACATTAATGAGCGACCAGATTTTCTGGTACGCACACAAACATGGTGGCAGAAAATACTTGATTGGCTAAAGATATTGTTCAATAGAGCAGGTATGAATCCATTCGAGTCACTGGCATCTGATATCCTAACAGGGAAAGAAATAGGTAAGGTCAGTGATCTTACAGGTGACAAAAGTGCGGGTAGAGAATTTCTGCAGGTTGACGAAGACCTATACAGCAAACTGAATAATGTACATGCAAATCTGGCGAGGACAGAAACAGGCTACGAGCTCGATGGTACAGAAATACGTCGTACTATTATTGGCGAAGTAGAGAAGTTTTACGAGCGTCGGTTGAGAAAGAGAACACTAAGTGATATAGCTCAGGCTAACCAGGATTTCCGTGAAGAAACTGAAGGAAGAGCCAAAGAGGATATACAATCTATACTAGACCGTTATATTGATGATAATGGTGCGCTGAGGGATAATCCGCTGGAGCAAACCATACCTTCGGTACTTGACCCTTATAATAGTACATTCTACAATACCCTGGAAGGAGCTATTGCTGAAAGATTGCGTGCATATCCTGCAGGTACAAGATTCCTGAAGAAGGTTAATATTCTTGATGATAAGACCAATATGGCTGGGACAGTCGACCTTATAGCCATACTTCCGAATGAAGATATAGACGTGCTGCAGTTCAAGGTACCAGGTTTGACAGGTCTCAGGCGGGACATACCTACCTGGGTGCAAGAAGCCTATAATATAGAGATCGAGGCTATCCGCAGGATCCTGCAGAATGGATACGGAGTCCCAAGAAATAAATTCAGGCAGACACGCGCTATTCCAATGCGGGCGAATTATGAATACAACATTCTCGGAGAGGCGAGAAGTGGGCTCAAAGTAAGTAGCATTACAATAGGTGGCCTTGATGCTACACTCATTCAGGATGATGTATTGTTGCCTGTTCCATCACTTTCAGAAACTACAGGAGAGGAACAGTTTGATCGCTTTTTATCAAGGCTCAGAGGACTTGTCAGAAAACTTGCAGATGAAAGAGTTCCGCCAGATAAACGCCTGGAGAAGGGACAGCGTATAGCACAGCTTGTCGCTGCCATCCGCAAACTACAGGTGCAGAAGAAAGCTGAAGATATTATCAGCTCTGGTAGAACTATCGTACGCCGGCAGCAGGAAAAGTTCCAAAAGCTGCAGGAAAAGATTGCCCAGACAAATCCAGATGAGGCATCTATCGGAGAGCTGAATGAGATAGCTGATGCTATCCTGGATGAAAAAGATCAGGTAGAATTGTACGCTGACATGAATAAGGTATTTCGTGAGGTGTACACTGATGATTCTGAAGCGTCAAAGAAGTATATAGAAGATGCACGTAAGGTCTCAGACGATGCACAGGATATGCTGAACCGCTACTGGAAGATGTCAGTGGACTTTCGCAAGAACAAGATGGCTGCCAAGATGGGCATACGCGACGAATTTACTCCTGAAAAGCAGCTCTCCTGGTACAGACGTATGATCCGCTCGCTCTCCCAATCCTCTCTAAGAGCGGGGGCCATCCTATGGGGACTCGTGAAGAATATTAATAACAGGATCGACCTGGAATTCCAGGCCAGACTGACACGATTAAAAGAACTTGAAGATGCTGTTGACGCCTGGCTGAGGGGTAAGAGAGTAAAAGAGCTATATCGCCATATACTACAGATTGATAAAGAAGGACGATGGAATGGTAGGTTCGTCCAGAAGTACTCCCGCGATTTCTACTCCTCTCTCAGAGAAGCACAGGAGAAAACTAATTTGAAATGGGTTATCGACAACATTGATGTTGATGCCTATAAAGCATGGTATCTTGAAGAGCATAAAAGGCTGATTGAGAATGCCAAGACAACCCGTGTGCATGAAGATGACGCAGAGAACCAGCGTCGTATTGTACAGAGTCTCCAGGACTTTGTGAATACTTATTCAATCTCCACTTCCAGAGGTGTAAACAGGAATAATTATCGTCTGAAGGATTTCCCCAAACCTGGCAAATGGGAGTCTGATGAATATAAGGAACTGCTGAAGCCAGAGAACAAAGCACTATTGGATCTATATAACTACTGGATCGACCGACTCGAAGAGTCTCTCGAATCAGGTATGATAGATGAGCATAATGGATGGAGCTGGTTTCCTAATGTCCGCAGGAATCTATTGGAAAAGCTAACAACTGCCCCAGGAGGTAATAAGCTCGGAAGTCTGTTTGGTGGCCTTCGTATAGAAAGGGAAGATACCTCTTTTGGAAAGATTGATCCACTGACTGGTAAGCCAATTGATGAAGTTCACGCCTCTTTTGTATCCGATCTCGGAGAGTGGGTGCAGGGGGCAGATGGCAAATACTTTCTGGACTATTCAGAGAAGTCCATGGACATCTTCAAGGTTATGGCTCTATGGGAAAGAGAGATCATAAAATATAGGCTGAGGACTGAGTCCGAAGGTATAGCCAGGTTACTGCATTACACAGAGGAAAATCGCATGGCCTATAAAACCAAGCGTACAGGCGGCATAGATCGTGATGAGAGCGGATATCCTATTATAATAAGTAATGATATCAACACACGTTATATCAAGGAGCACATTGATGCCATATACTACAACAAAAACCTATCTGACGAGTCAGATGTAGCTATAGAGATACCATATGGTACAGCCGTAAGAAGAATCAACAAATTGCTCGGAAGAAAAGTACTTGATGAGCCAGAACAGGATACTATCACCGTATCTGGTGTGAAAGCATTGAATGCTCTTAACCGCTTCTATGTAGCGAAGACACTCGGTTTGAACGTATTTACTTCTGCATCCAACCTATTCGGGGGAACAGTAAATACATACATCAACCAGGGCAGATTCTTCAGCAAAAAAGATGTACTGGAATCCGAACTCCAGCTTGTATCTGGCAGGTTCTATGGACCTCTCAGGAATCAGAAGCAGGCAGGCTTGCTGGCAATGCTCCACCCTTATACTGATAACGTAACTGCAAAGGATATTCGTAACAGGAGTGTATCCTGGGCTGTGAGGTGGTTATCGTCAGACCATCTATTCTTTCTGCAACGTGGCTCAGAGACAGCAGTGAACAGCGTAATTGCTATGTCGCATATAAAGAACGCTGCTGTCATTGATGGGAAGATTGTAAATATAAGAGAGTACATGCGCAAGCAGATGGGATACCAGGACAAGTATAGTGGTACCTATGAGGAAGCACAAGAGTTCGAGAGAGAACTGGATAGACGCGTGGAGGAGATGCAGGAATCCCCTCAGGCATTACTCAACTATGTTAACATAGTTGATGATCAGATCATAATACCTGGAATCAGTAACGACGCACAAACAGTAGTGGATTTCAGGCATCTGATGCTACAGACTTCACGTGACGCGTTGGGTAATACTTCAAGAGAAGATCTTTCGTTGTACAAACGCTCAATCATGTGGCAAAGCTTCTTTATGTTCAAGAACTGGATACCCAGAATGCTTGATGTACGTGCACAGTCTCTAAAATTTGTTCCAGGCTCCCAGAAGTATGAATGGGGCAGAATTCGCATGCTTGGCGATGCCTTAAGAAAAGGGGCTCTAGGCAATATCAGCAATCTGAAGTATTATTTGACAGGTAGTGCAGAGCCACTTGTAGAAATTGCAAGGAGAGCTTACAAGGAAAAGCAACGCGAATTTGTCGAGCAGGAAGACAGGCTTGAGATGAACGAAGCTGAATTTATTGATATGTACATCAAGGGGGTACGTTCTGAAGTAAAAGAGTTGTTGTTGGCCCTATCACTAATGGGTATCCTGTTGGCAGTCCGTTCAGCAGAGCCTGACGAAGGAGATCCTGAAGTAAGGGGTATGTACAAGTGGATGTTACGAGGACTTGATAAACTACAGGACGAGGTAAGCTTTTTCTACAACCCGATCTCCTTCACAAACATTGTGAATGGATCAGTATTTCCAGCGGTGCACTTGTTGGTAGAGCTTGAGCGGTTTATTGGAACGGGCATTCTAAAGGGATGGTACTACATGCTGGGTGATCGGGAATCAGAGAGATATGCAGAAGATCTTAAACCCAGTAAGTATTTATTTCGTATGCTACCTATTACAAAAGAGTTGTTAACGTATTTGGCTATATTTAACGAAGATATTGCAAAGGAATATAATATAAGAGTTCAGTCCAGGTACGGTGTGTTTAGATAAACTTTGACTAATAAGATAAATGTTTGACTAATGGGAATGTCCATACCAGGTAACTCCTGTCGTACTAATGCACGTTGTTGTGCTCCTACAACAGGAGCAGGTTGTATAATGACATTACCAGGTACGTGTGTGTACTATTCTGGTACCCGTATTACAGCGCCCGGAATCAATACAGGTGATCTACTTAATATAGTCATCAACAAGCTGGTAGCTTATATTGACGCTGTACCAACCACTGCCTCAGCAATCATACCGATAGTAAGTAGTGATTTTGAGCCAGATGGCATTACATGTCTTTTACCTGAACTGGAGGGCATAGAATTTGAGATTTTCTTAAATGATGCAAATCGCTTTGTCTATAACGAAGTAGGCAATCAGGAGTGGGACTACGAACAATTAGGAGGATTTACTATTCTCATACCAGGATTTGACGCTAATACTATAGATTATCATCTCTATATATTTCCAAGACCATGAAACACATATTTTTAGTTATAATGACTGCAATAATTAGCAGTTTTGCAGTAGCACAGCCAATTATTAACAGGACTCTTGGCACCAATACTGTCAATGATCCACGGCTTATGGCCTCGACAAATCTATATGCTCCCAGGTACCTGGACACTACAGCTGCCAATCTACAAAAGGGTATTGATACCTGCGCTGCACTGATTTTCACCTATGCAGAGAACTCATTCTGGTTCAGAGCCTGTAATCCCAAAAGGTGGATTAAAGTATTGAAGACAGGAGATGTTAGTAACATCTTTGCCAGTAATGGTCTTTCAAAAGATGGGGACACTGTAGAACTGGGTGGCACATTAAATCAGAATACAACAATTACGCAAGGCAGTAACTATCTGCGATTACAGAGCGGGTATCCTTATAAACAGGTCGAGGCGGCTAAAGAAACAGATCAGCCAGATAGTACTGGCTCGGGATATATTCTCAGAGAAATAAAACCTGCTTTTTCTGGAACCCCCGCACAAGGTATGCAGTCATGGTACGAGGGGGTGGGATTTGCTTTACAAGCACCACAGAGACCCAATGTTGTTTATACAAGAGGAATTGGGTTAACTTTTGGCGGCGGCAATCAAACCGCTGGCGTAGCTGCATGGGGCGAAGCGTGGGAATCTAACTATAGACCTGACCCAATAGGCGGAACGCCTCAGTTATATGAATATCACAAACACTTTAATACCCGGCAAGGAAAGCAAATAAGAGCAGAAAGCTGGACTATAAATGCCGAAACAAACGATTTGCAATTTTATCGAACTGCTGCGAGCTATACCCTATATGACAGCTCTCACAACGCCTATTATTCAATAGGGCGAAATATAACAAGCAAATATTCTCAATTCACATTGTTCAGCACAGCCACTGGCCCCGCACTTGGTGTACTTGTAGATAGCACGAATAAATTAGTAGATATATTGCCAAGTACCACAGGTATTCAATTAAGAATGCATACGTTTAATCTTGTTACCCTTCCGGGAAGTTTCGCTGTTGATGCGAATGGATTTTCTTCGAGTGCGCATAACGGAGAATTTAGAATAGTAAGAGCTAACACCCAAGCGATTCTTGGGCTTTATGGACAGACGCCACCAAGTGGTAGAAGAGGGTATATACTAACTGATGAGGCTACTGGATTTATGGATATTCAAACCCAATCTGGTTATGCTCAAAGATTCCTTGCTGGCAATGTCGAGAGAATGCGTATTAATTACGGCGGCGGTGTAATGATAGGAGCAACCCCGACAGCTACCAATATTTATCAAAGACAATTATTTGTCGGTGGAAGTGTAGGATTTCAAAAGGATAGTTTACCAACGAGCAATACACCCACATCCACTTTCTTAGTAACTACGGATACAGCTTCGGGAAGCAACGCAGGGCGACTAAATAAGACTCAGTTTGCAGTATCTACATATACGCCCACATTAACCAATGGGGCGAATGTTGATGCAACTGCTGTCCCCGGAACTACATGGTATTACGAAAGATTTGGAAATCGTGTTCATGTCTGGGGTATGTTAGAAGTAGACCCAACAGCTGCTGCTACTCCAACAATAGTATCATTCTCTCTTCCTTTTGCCTCAGCCCTTACTCAATACTATCAACTTGGAGGCCGAGGTACTGGAGATGCATCAGCAGGAACATATTATGGCGGATTTATACAAGGAGATGCAACAAACGATAGAGCGCAGTTTGACTTTACGAGTGGAGCTACTATTAATGCAGTATGGAATATTGATTTTTGGTATGAAATATTATAAAATCTGACATCATGGGCTTCGAAAAAATCAGGAAATCGCAGAATTTGACAGGGTATGGATTTGTATTATACAAACCAGATATACCCCTCACTACTAATATACCTCTTATCATCTTCCTACATGGTATAGGTGGTACAGGAGATGGAGAAAATAGCCTGGATAATCTGTTAAATAATGAGATTCCGGGCAATCTAAAATCTGCAGTACAAAGCACTACCCGTCCATTTTTTTTGCTGGCACCACAGGTTACTAATTACACAGGCAATGAAGTGGATGCAATGATCGCCTATTCGGCCAATCTACAGGTTAACCAGAGCAAGATCAACCTGACAGGACTTTCATTAGGTGGTGGGGGTACTTTCTCTTACATAGGCTCCTCACTTGCAAGAGCCCAGAAATTATCTACTGCTATCCCTATCGCCACAACATGGGTAAATGGTACCTGGAAGAACGTAGCAGATGCTCAATTACCCGTATGGGCATTTCATAATATCAATGACACTAATGGTGGGACTCCTGTGGCAGCTACCAACGGGATTGTAGATGCTATTAATGCAAATACGAATGCTTTTAAAGCGGTGAAGACTCTCTTTAATGCTACAGGCCATGGTGGATGGGATACAGTTTATAAAGATGCCCCTCCTATAGCTCCCAATGGTCAGGGTCTGCTCTATCCATCAGTAAGTATTTATGAGTGGATGTACATGAATTCGAAAGATGCTCCCGTAGCTGTTCCAGGATCTTCTGGTGGTACCTCTCTGAAGGCTGCAGCAGGTCCGGATCGTACAGTCAATGCACAAACTATACAGCTTGATGGCAGTATGTCAGAGAATTTCAAACCTGAGCTTAGTAGCTGGTCTGCAATATCAGTTCCTAATGGAGTAAATCTTTGGGACAGTGGACTTTTGTTTCCTAAGGGATCTGGTTGGTATATCGTAGATGCATTTATGCCGAAGGTCGGCAATTATACATACAGGCTCACAGTGAAGGATGGCAAAGGAGGAATTGCAACAGATGATGTTACAATAACTTATGCGGGAGGTGGTTCTACTACTTCTACCACAACTACCACAACTACCACTGTCATGCAATCGAAAATTGAAGAAGGAAGAGTATGGGTAAATAAGATTGGTAAATATGTATATGTGTATGAAGATGGAACAACTGAAATAAAATAGGGTATGAAATTATCATTTAGCAATGCACAAATCAATGCTCCCTGGTGGTGGAAACGCCTGGAGACTGCCGCCATTTTCTTTTTTACAGGTATGATACCTATCGTATCTCTGATACAAGGTATAAGTCCTGTACTTAAAGACAATCTGACTATAGTAATACTCCCGCTGTTAGTACTCGCCGTGAAAACAATCGGCATTATGCTGGGAGATACTACAGCACATCCTGAAAATCAGCAAGAGAAGAAAGAATTGCAACAAGCAGGTAAGGAATTACAGCAGAAGTGGGAGCAGGAACGCGAAAATAAGCCGGAATAAGTCCAATAAAAACCAAGATAATGAAAGTAGTTGCTATCATGGCCACTTGTGGCCGCCATACACTCTGTGAGCGGAGTGTACGGCTATTCAGAGATCAGGATTATGAGGGAGAGCATATCCTGCTGATATATAACAATTCCCCTATTGAACAACATCCTGGTCTGGATGCAAAAGATGTTGAGCTCGTACCAAACAAGAAAGTCCTGCTCATAAATCAGCATGTAAGTCATAGGACAGGCCTTCCTTACGAAAACCTGGGAGATATATATAATGATGCACTGAAGTATATACCTGAAGACATGGATATAGTGATCCATTGGGATGATGATGATCTATTCTTGCCCAATCATATCTCTGAAGGAGTCAAAGGAGTACTTCGTGCAAGAGAGCAGGGAAAGATTGCCTACAAACCTGCACAATCGTACTATAGACACCCGGGGGGTATCCAGCTGATGAGTAATACACTTGAACCCTCGATCTTTGTACCATTCTCCCATCTCAGAGAGCATGGGTATCATGAATCGACAAGTGATCAGCATCTTAAATGGGTAGATCCACTAGCTTATGGTGGGCAGATTCTGGTAGACGAGAAAGGTAAACCAACACTGATATATAACTGGGGAGATACCGATGTACCAACATTTAAAACATCAGGAAATGCAGGACACCCCAATAATTTTGGAAACTATCGTAATTTTAGCCAGGATCACGGAGATAGGATAATCACTCCCTGGCCTAAAGAAAAAGTTCAAAAATATTATAACCTTACATTATGAGTGGTAACATTTGCAATTACGAGCCTATTATCAATCTATCTATTCGCGATTTAAACCGGAGGCTCCGGTTTATTCATCAATATCTATGTTTCCTGTCTTCCTCTGGCGGGGGAGGAGCTGCAGCTGATGGCTTGTCTATTAGCACAGCTGGTGAAACTGTACTGGGTCAGGACGTGGGTGAAGCAGGAAGCCCAGCAGTTCTTACTTCTGTACGTGAGGTTCCCACTGGAGGGTTCAGTGTAAATTTTATAGATTCGGGACTCAGTACTGATGTATCAGCAGGAGTGATTGGTTTGCACAACGAGGATAACACATTGGTTATAAATATGAACACTAATGCAAGCACATTCATCAATTTGCGTGACAATCTCTCCAATGCTCCTTATATACAGCTTAATACCAGTAATGCATCTGAACAGGTTAATCTAATCAACTTGCAGGGATTTTTCCACATCACTAAGGATCTTACATTTGATTTCATAGTAGATGTGAACAACGCTGAAGTAGTAATAAATGGCGGTAGGTTAGGCATTGAGACTACCCCTACTGCCAGGATACATATAGGAGGCAGCTCAGGTAGTCCTGGAACAGCCCCTATAAAAATAGACGCTGGTACTTTTATGTCTCCTTCAGAAGTAGGTGGATTGGAATATGATGGAACTAATTTGACTTTTGTACGAATAGCAGACAGGGAAGATATCCTGATGGCATCCAGTGTTGCCACTGAAACTGTAACAGCTGACTCAACAATTACAGTTAATATAGGTGGAACGAATTATAAATTAGTAGCACAAGCTGTATGACAAATGAACAAGCTATAAGCACGCTCAAACAACTTTGTGATGGAGCTATTAAGATGGGTTTAATATCAAAGACAGAAGATGCTGCCCTTTTACATGAAATGTTTCTAATGATTCAAAAAAGTCTGAGTGAGCCAGATACCAATAATCATCAACAACTTCAACAGGTTGACAACTACCCGGAAGTTACTAATGGACCTGCAGAGACTGGGGTACGTAAACCTACACATTATTGATAACAACTCTTCGTATACCCCTCTCAGAGAGTGGTATAAAGAATGTGGTTGTGAGGTGGTATGCCTGGATTCAAACCTGGGACAGCTTGCTGTATACAACAGTGACTACATAAATAATTTCGAGCAGGGTTCATGGATAGCCTATACTGACTCAGATATAGAACTAAACCCTAATACACCTGAAGCCTTTATTGAAAAAATGATTCAGTTGGCCGAAAAATATAAATACGATAAAGCAGGACTGGCCCTCCGAATAGATGATTTACCAGACAGTGAGTATGCGAACTATGCTAGGCATTGGGAGAAAAGATACTGGGAGAAATCCCTGGAGACAGACGTTTATATAGCAGGGGTAGACACCACTTTTAGTGTAATAAAGGTGGGTCTCCCCTTTCAATATGAATCAATCCGAATAGCCGGCAATATGACTGCAAAGCACATACCCTGGTATCTGGACTATAATGCGCTCAGCGATGAAGAGGAATATGTGCTGACTCGTTCGAGCAATGAATTTTCAACAACAAAAAGATTTGTGGATTCACATTCACAAACTACCGGTTCTTAGTGGTTCCTCCCGGTTAATCACATCGCGTACTTATGGTGTGGTAAAAAGGTAATCGGTTTATCAAACTAAGCTATGAGTAGGGGTGAAAAGCTGGCTCGTAGTGACAAAACTGAAAAAAAAGTGGGGGCAACATCTCGAACATGATGACCCCCGACGGAGACTTAAACGGAAAAAGAATTTTCAGTTCTCCATCTAAAAACGGATGTATGGAGTGTTTGTTTAAGCCTTCTGTGGACAAAAGTACGTAAAAAGGCCACAGGAATCCGAGTTCTGTCTCCGGATGTAAATGTTCCATTACCCAAAAGCAGAAATTTTATATGAAAAAGCCCAAGGGATGGTTCGTTAATACATGGAGATTAGAGAATAGTGAGAGATCTCCGATGGAAAACAGGATAGCTAATATCCTGAAAAAGAACAGAGTAAAGTTCAAGCAGGAAATCTCTTTCTGGGAGGGAAGAAACGAACAGGGAGGATATTACGTTTTTGATTTTATAGTTCCGGGGAAAAGGGTAGTAATTGAATATGATGGGGCGAAATATCACAGCACCAAACAACAGAAAGAGAATGATGCAAAGAAATCAGATCTTGTTAGAAGGTCGGGATTTGCGTTGTTGAGACTTAGCAGAAAACATATCTCTGCCTTGGAGAAGACAATATTAAAATTCCTGAAGCATACTACTCCTCCAAAACCAAGAACAAAGGTTAGAGGATGGGAAAAATGTCCTTATGAACAGACTATGGATTATAAAAGGAGATCCCGAGAAGCCCTCAGGCGCGTCAAAGTAACTATAGACGACTGGGCAAAGTAGGGGCTCTACGTCAAGTCGCTAAAAACCAAGCATATATGAATAGATGGGACATCATTAATCACTTCATTACAAAGTATGATTACAAATCATACCTGGAAATAGGATATTTTAAAGGCTGGTCATTTGATAATGTAGATTGTGCTCATAAGGTAGCAGTAGACCCTAATCCTTCCAAAGATATCCGGAAGGAAAGAATGCCAGCTGATTCTATAGTACATACCTTCTGGAGGGAGCCTGATCAGCCTACAAAGGCGGAGGCCATATTCAAATGTACTTCCGACCAATATTTCGAGAGAATAAACGAGATCCAGAAATACGATATAGTATTTATTGACGGTCTTCATGAAGCAAGTCAGGTATACCGGGATATTCAAAATGCCCTCGCGCACCTCTCAGAGAATGGCACTATAGTGCTTCATGATATGAATCCGCCCACTTACCAGCATACTACTACAGGAGATCAGGGTGGCAACTGGAATGGAGATTGCTACAAAGCTATACTCCGGTATGGAGCAGCTATACCTTTTGAGTATTATACTATAGATACAGACTGGGGAGTTGGTGTAATAAGACCCCTTCAGAATCCTGGTCCGGCGGCAGGAGGTAAAGCATTTCAACTCAATATGGCCCATGTCAACTTTGAGCGTGCTCAGGAAGATTGGGATTACTTCGATAATCGAAGGACAGAGTTAATGAATATTATATCGGTAGAGGAGTTCTTAAAAAGGGAGGAAGAGCATGCGACAACTTAGGATCATTACAGCTCAACCCAACGATCTTTACTTCGTATGGCAGCTCAGGGTGCAGCTTCATAATCTCCGTAAGTATGGTCTCTCAGAGAACTATACAGCACTCATCTGGAAACATAGCAATAGAGAAGGAGGAAGAACCTTTGCTGAAGAATGGGGAGGGCTAATAGGAGATTATCCAGAAGCAAATTTCGTATTCATAGAAGATACTACCGGGGAGCTTCCACGTCTTATCCAGCAAACAGGCTATATACCTCTGCTCAGACCATGGCTCCTTGCCAAATACTTCGAAACTGCGTCCTCTCTGAGAGAGAATGCAATTCTATATATGGATAGTGATGTAATATTCACCAAAAAGCCTAACTTCGATAATCTTCTGGGTGACGATACATGTTACCTGAGTGATACTCGTAGCTACATCGCTGCTTCCTACTTCGATAGCAAGATTAAGGACGTTCTTCCTCAAAGGCTTGATTCCTATAAAAAGATTGATGTATTAGGTGACCTGCTCAAAGAGTTCGGTGTTTCACGTGAAACAGCTGTTATGAACGAGCAAGGGTCTGGTGGTGCACAGTATCTCCTGAAGAACATAGATGCTCAATTTTGGCAGGATGTATTCAAAGGTTGTATAACAGTCAGGTTGAATTTGAGGAGCGTAAACAAGCGTTTCTTTGAGAATGAGGACAAAGGTTTCCAATCCTGGTGTGCAGATATGTGGAGTATTCTGTTCAACCTGTGGAAAAAGGGTATGAAGACAGAATGCCCACCTGAAATGGATTTTTGCTGGGCCACAGATAAGATAGAGAAGTGGGATAAAGTACAGATATATCATGATGCAGGAGCATCTACCCGGCCAGTAGAGGAAGGGCATATGCTCTTCCATAAGAGGGATTTGCCTTATGTGAATAATGAGAAGACACCCTTTGAAGATGATTTGAGTTTTGTTTCAAATGAGTATTGCTCGAAGAATTATGTGGGTGAGATACAAGAAGCAAGACTTGATATGTACAAGATCTTCGAAGCTCCCATGGAGCAGATAGGTATCGAAGTACGACGAAGAGGACAAAATCAAAATTAAATATATGTCTACAAGAAGAGACCCGAGGCTAAGAGCCTTTGTCAAAGTTGATAAACTTGGGCAGGTCGTCCCTGGAACTCTCATCCTTCGCTATAAAAAGCCGGAAGGTGGAAGGGGATTCTATTGGTTTGAAATTAATGCCAATGAATGTTGCACTCCTGACATCAACAACTTCTCCTTTGCAGAATTGGGTGGTCAGAATGGTACACTGACTATTGATGTTAATGGTACAACAGTTGTTACCAGTACAACTACTGAGACAGGTACATTTACTGCGACACAGGGCAACTTCATTGAAGCTACTGTAGCAGATGGTAGCACTTATCGTACTGTCACAGTAACGAATGTGGCAGGAGATGTGGTATGTACAGATGCATCGCAGACTGCTGCGATCACCTGTTCGTTCACTGCGGAGCCTTTCCAGACCTATACAGTTACAGCTACTGTAGGACCTACAACTACTACAACAACCACAACCACCACCACTACTACCACAACAACGACCACTACGACCACTACTACGACCACCACAACTACAACTACAACAACCAGTACAACAACTACAACTACAACTACACCATAGTATCGTAATTAAAAGGTTATGAGGGATAAAGCCATGCACGGAGAACACAACAACGACGGAAGTCTGTATATGACTTTACTTACTGTATTTCTGTACTTAATTGCACGCCTTTCACTAACTGAGTGGGCAGCGATTGCTACAATATTTGCTGCTCTCTCTACAATGGCATACAACCTGTACAGGATGTTCGGTCTTAAAAAGAAAAAAGATGAAGAGACTTGAGGGGATTGGGAAATTATTTATACTTGCAACAGCCATAATCATAGTTCTATGGTTGCTGTTGGATGATACTCGTTGCAATCGGACCTCTTCCCTCTCTGAGAAGCCCATGAAGGATGCAATAATAAAAGCATTAGATTCAGCTCAACAGCGATGGAAAGAAACAGAAGATTCACTAAAACAAACAACCTACCTTATAGTAAAGAAAGCAGATTCACTAAAAGTCTTGAAATATCAGGTGGATAACCGGCTAAAGGTCTATATAGATCGGTCAGCCGAACTGGCTGCCGAAGTCATAAGAGCCCGATTGGCAGGGAATAATATTGAAGCTCTGGACAAATGCGATAGCTTGTCTGATATAGTGACAAGGTTGAAGTTTAGCTTAGCCTATCAGAAACGGGTTACAGATAGCTTACTTCAGGCAAAGGATCAGTTAGTCCAGGTTGGTGAAAACCGTCTTGCTACAGCTCTCAGTTTCAATAGCAAGATGCGTAAGTCGCTGGATTCTATAAGTATACTTTATGATGATCTTGACAGACAATACGTGAAGGTTGCAAAGAAGATATCAAAGAAATATGCACTTTCGCTTTCAGTAGGTTATGGAGTAGGTACTAAGGCTGAGCCCCAGCCTTTTGTAGGTATAACATTTGGTAGAACCTTAATACGATTTTAAATGGCGATACTTCCCAGCGCTCCTAATGGTGGAGAGCTTACCCCCGACAAAGTCATATCCAGGCTGTTTTATTTCCATTCGCAGGCACACTTCAACCATCTGCAGACAAGGAGTTTTGCTGAGCATAAAGCGCTGGACGAGTTGTATACAGGTCTGGAAACATTCAAAGATGAAATAAGTGAGCTTATACTGGGTTATGTCGTCCCTAAAAGGATTGGAAAATTCGAGAATATAGCTATCCGTACCGATATGAGCAATGATCAACTGCTAAATGCACTATGCAAATTTGCAGATGATCTGTATGACTATGGGGAGATGACAAAATGGTGGGCTTTATCTAATAAAGCAGCAGATTTGAGCGGACTTGGGTATAAGGTGAAATATCTATTAACTTTGCTGTAGTGGAACTCTACAAAGTCGGATTCCCTACGCTTCTCTCTGAGAATGAGCAGACATATTTTCGATATCTGGAAGGTGTCATCTCCTCTATAGATGAAGGTTCAGTAGGTCAGGTCACTAAAAGGATTGAAGGTATATCTGTAAGGATATGTCCTGCGTCGCCCCAGTTCCTGGCTCCCGTATTACAAGAGATAAAAAGGTTACATTCATTACTGGGTATCCAGGTAGAGTTCTCCAAAAGCATGCGTGCAGGACGTAATATTTTCTTCAACATAAACTTTCAAAACCAAGAAAATGGGCAGAGTGACACTCAATCAACAGCAGCGAAGTAACAATCCCTACAGTTCAGAACGTTCCTACAAATGGGATCCAACCGATGTTTTCGAGATGACAGGTATGCAATTTGCATCTCTTTATCATGCACTCAATCAGGCAGTCATGGAGAAAGGAGGTGCTTCCATCCAACTGACATATGAGGCATATACTGTAATTATGGATCTCATGAAACGAGGTATCGAACAGGGAGTAATCCTGGAAGCAAACACTTCCCAAGTAATTGCCAGTGAGGTAGCTTCAGGTATGAAGGAGGTGGAAGGCAAGGTAAAGACGCTATTTGACAAATAAAAATGGCCCCGCTACACACTGCGGGGCCTTCTACCTAAAATACGAACCATACGAGCTTCTTATTGTCCAGATGCAAGCGCCGAACTCATTGTGTAAACAGTGGAGCTGGGGAGTAGCTGATCCTGATCATGATCATGTACTACATTAAAAGATGAGGTCATGAACTGCGGAGCAACTCTCTGTTTTTCCTCTTCCATCCAATCCATATTTACTCCTCTGGTTTTGGCTCTCACTTTCCTTTCCCAGTCCTGCTGACTTGTGTTTTTCACGGCTTGCGCGAGCTGTCCTCTCAGGCCCCCAGCAGGTGGGGCAATTAAAAATTTCGGATGATGATATCAATGTCATCCGGATTGGTCGCTTTCTCCTCAGGGATCATCCTGGTGATCTTGAATATAGCATCCCGCTCGTTGCGCGCCAGCATGGTAGTGGGCTCAATAATCATCTCTGCTCCTACAAACTCTGTCTTGCCATCCTTCGTCTCTTTTTTATGCAGGATTACTGCATACTGAAATAAACTGAACTTGTTCATACTTCTTGATTTTTAAATGTATAATTAGGAGGTTAGTTCATCGGTTGCTTCTAATTGCTTATCCGAAAATATATGTAGAACTCCTCTGTCATCCTCCACTACATATCTTACCTTGCCCGAAAGCTTGGTAAATACTGCTACAACAACACCTTCAAAGGTGTAATCCCCTCCTACTTTCCTCACTGTCTGCAAGCGGCTGAATTTATCTTCGCCCATCATGGTTTTAATTCTCCGTTTTGATGTTTGAGTAATAACTCTTCGTAAAGCGCCTTTACTTTTGGCAACCGGTCTATATCTCTGTGAATCTGGTCATGTATCGTCCACCCCACAAGTACAATGTTCCACGTGGAATATTGGTACTGAGGGTATATCTCTTTAGGTAGCACATGATGGAAATTGAAGGTACGGGGGTCATATATAGCATCCCCTGTCTCATAGCATCTTCTCTGCTCCTTTCTCAGAGAGCCCCAGAAGGATGCAAAGAATTCCTTCATGGCATTCACCTCCCGATTGGCTTTGCCTCTTCTTTCCTTCCGTCTTTTACTGTATTTTTTGAGTGGTGACTTCTTCATGTATTTTCAAGTATATCTATATCTGTGATAGACAGTTTACTTACAATAGAGCCCATAGTCAGGCCGCACATCATCAGGTATTCTTCGTACTCCGACCCATCTATCCACTCCTCTGAGAGTCGGCGCTGGGTATCTCTGAGATACAGCAACGTTCTTTCATCTAGGCCCCATTGGGTGGCAAACTCTTTAATTGTCATATTATGGATTTATGATTATTGCCACGGAGTCATATATGGTGATACTGCCAGTCCACTTATTTGTGCTGGCGATAGGGAGTTCAGTCGACATGTATGCCGAATCTTTTATATAGCCAGTTATCTGAAGCTCTCCTTCCAGGTAGTACCGAACTTGTATCTTGCAAGAGCAGATATGCTTCGGTTCACTTACAGGCTTGAGCATAAGGCAGCTCAGGACCACAGCGAAGATTTTCATTGTAAGAGTTTTTCTTTGATAATCTGATGTAGCTCAGCTGCCAGTAAAGGATTATCCTCTAATAACTGGTGCATATTTTTGTCTCCGTTAGCTATATTTTCATCCTTGTATTTAAACCATGAACCAGAGCGCATCAATATACCGAGCTCTTCTCCAAGATCCATAAGTTCAAAGTTGGTATCTACTCCTGTTCCAAAATTTATTCGAAAACTCGCCTCACCAAATGGAGGGGCAAGTTTATTCTTGATTACCTTACAGATCGTCTTATTAGCCATGGCCTCTTTGGTCTCCGTATCCTTAATCACGCTCTTGCTTACATCAATACGCATATGCGCATAGAACTTCAGTGCATGCCCACCATTAGTGGTCTCTGGGTTGCCGAATATAAATCCTACCTTCTCTCTGAGCTGAGATATATATACAACCAGTGTATTGCCATAGGCTGCTGCATTCACAATTTTTGGCACAGTCTGACTCATTAAACGAGCATGCAATCCAATAGCACTTTCAGCTGATGAACTCGTCAATACCTTCTTCGGTAGCAGTGAGGTCTGTGAGTCAAATATTACTACCCCAAGTTCCCTGGTCCTCATGAGCCTTTCGGCTATATCATAACATCTCTCCCCACCATGTTCATCCAATTGTCTTATCATTAAAGCATCTGTATCTATACCAAGATTTTGCGCATATTTCTTGTCAAAACTTTCCTCACCGTCTACAAGGAGGCACTTTAATCCCATATGTTGCGCATTTGCAATGGTCTGTAACATTAATGTACTCTTCCCACTCGATTCCCAACCCTTAATCTCTACCACCTTACCTCTTGGTAGACCTCCTATTCCCGTCGCCTTGTCAAGTGTCAACGATCCTGTCGATATTACCTCTACTCTCTCTCCTCTCTGAGAGGAGCTAATTACTGTGCCAACCCCAAATTCCTTTTCACATCTATCTAATTCTTTCTGTAAGGCTGTTCTGGCTTCTGTCATACTTTCTGATTGTCGTGGCATGTTATTTTTTTGATAAAGAAAAAATAACCTCCTCAATCAGGAATGATCAGGAGGACTAATCATTAAAAATGAAGAATACCTACTTCGAGTCTTTCATGTATATGTTGAACCTATCCCACAGATCCCTCAACTTGGGTGAATTCACCATATTTCTTGTGAACGTTCTCCTACATCTCGATGGAGTTCCTATTCCTCTACATCCTGTATATGCTGCAAGGTCCTTAGCACGTAACCCTGATTCGAGTCCATATTTATAGAACAGGCCACGTGCTTCAACATAACTTCTGCTTAATGATGGAAAGGAATGTTTTACTCCAATTCCAGTGAATTCGCGTACATTCGCTGCCAGATCTCTGACACGCTGCTCCCGGCTCTCAATTCTTCTTATAGCACGCTTCCAGACTTTTATTTTAACGCTCATCTGCCGACGGCGATTGATATAGGTCTGAGTAACCTCTTTCAATTGCTTCTCGATATCTTGTCTGCGTTGTTCATATATATTAATCAGATGTTTGTACTCGTTCTTTGTTCTTGCCATCTGCCAGGTTTTTTTCCAGTACTTCAAACGCTTCCATAAAAGCAAACAACTCTGCATTTTTTCTCCCTGTGCCTACCCTGGATTCCCTCTTCATGCTATTGTAGTAGCAAAAAGTACCTGGGTATTCCGGACGATCAGTAATACATATCCGACAGTCCAGATCGTCAAATACGTCATACAACTTTCGGGGATCGAACATGATAACTGACATAACAACCTTACTCATTGCACTGCTATGAGTCATATCTGCACCCAGCATCTTCAACCCCTTTGCTATATCGTTGTTCTTCAGGAACCATTCTTCCACGGCCCTCAGAGAGAGCGGAAATCTTTCCTTTATAAAGTCATAGTCCAACGACAAATATGATTTGTCCATATAATTATTTTTACCTTTTATCCATTTTGTAGATATCTAACTTCTCAGCTCCATCAATGTCTGGTTTGCTCCACATCTCAGCCTCTTCGTCCAGCACTATACCCACTTTCTCTTCCCAATAATCTCTGATGGATTGAGTCTTGTCAAATATGTGATATGCCAGTGACATTTCTGTCACTGACTTGCCATCCTCATTTTCTATCTTCACTGTTTTTGGAAAAAGTAACATATACTTCTTCCTGAACTTTGAGTACTTACCTTTCAGGAACATCTCAAACTCCTTCATGTACTCTTCTGGAATCTTATAAACTATAACAACATATCCTCCTGCATAATCATAATCCTCAATAAGCAACTTCGTGCGTTTATATTCCTTTTCCAGGAATACCTGGAAAGCATCCATTTCTTCTGGTTTGAATAGCAAATAGAGTGATGCATCATAATGTGGTTCGTGATTCACATCGTCCAGATATGCCTCCATAAATCCGTAACTAAGTATATCTTTTCGCTGTAACCCAATGGCTGGCAGCATAAAAATCGTGGAGCATGTAAACTCCATCGAACTCGCGTCTTTTATACCCATTCGATATTGGTTTAGCGTTACTGAAAAGGCTGAATACGTACAATTCCTCCTGCAGTGTGGTTGTCCTTACTGATGCTCCAAATTCCTGTCTCTTCGTGCCATATTAAATCCTGAACTGCCTTAATAACACCTGGGTAATACTTACCTCTTATAGTAAACCCCCGCATTCCTTGATGAAAATTCTCCTGGGTCGTGGCATAAATCAGCGGGTTCTTGTAATTCGAACTATCTGCCACGATGAAAGAAGGATAATGAACCTGGTAATCTGCGATCTCCGGCTGGCTGAGCTTCCATTCCACCACCAGGTAGAAATACACTGCCATCTGGATGTAATACTTGTACTTGAAATAATTGTGCAGGAACTCACCTTCGTTGTCCCAGGCTGTTTTTAGATCATAGATATAAATACTTCTTAGCTTGTGATCAATAACCAGTTTATCAATCAGGCACTTCAGAGGAAAATCTGATCCTCCTATCATTGCGCCATCCATCTTTCCTATAATAGGAAATTGATTATATACAGCTACAGTATCTCGATCCGTTTCCAGGGTCATGATATACTTGGTCACATCATTGCTCATAAGTTCTGCCACAACACGTTGGGCATTCTCCAACATAGAGGCTTCAATAATCGTCTTTCCAAAAGCTTCTCTTCTCTGTCGGTAATACATCTCCAATTCAGTGCCCAAAAATTTCTGAGTCGCCACTTCTAAACTATCACGCTTAAAATCAACAACATTTCCATTTCTATCGAACTTACATCTATTATACGCCTCAGTAATAATATCCTCAATATGCATAGTCACTTCTCCTCTCTCAGAGAGGCATGAAAAGGTAATCTTTACCATCTCATCAACAAATTTCCCATACTGTCCGGTAGGGACCTGAGTGACTGCCACTGCAAATTTCTCCTCAAACAGGGAAGGGGTGAACTGTAAACAGTCTACCACATTCCCAAATACCAGGTAGGGAGATTCTTCTTCCTTTACTGGCTCTTTCAATATATATTTCTTGTAATATTTCTTCCTGTCTTCCAGGAAGTCCTTGAGGGTTGAATAGGAATCAATCTCAAGTGCCCTGTATTCCCGCTCTGTCATGAAGATTTGATTTCATAATAAGGTTGAGCCCATCCTGCCCCATAGTCTATTCCTTTGCAAAAAGCTCTTGCTTCTTCTATTGTATCAAATTCGTATATATCAATTTGTATATCTCTATCTGTCACCTCTGAGAATCCATGCTCTTCTATGTGCTCAGCTGACTGGCGATCAGGTGCTACATACACTTTAAAGCTCATTAGAATTCGTTCAGTTTTAAACTTTCTGCTATTTCTGTTTCTCCTATCTTCGCAAAAATTCCGTGCATATCATTCCTAACTGCATCTGCCTCAAGCACTCTAATATCTTCTGGGTTTTCTGAATCCCAGTCTACAACTGTATATTCAATAGGAGAGGAAGCATACACTCCAATTACAACCCCTCCTCTTACTTCAATAACAACTTTTGTCATGGTTTAAAAATGATTTTGCAGTCATCGCCTGGATGACAGGTAACGTGGTAGCTTTCACAATCACTACAATAATAAATTCCTGCTTTCTTACATTGCCTGCTTTTGTGGATCAATAGGTATTTCAAATGCTTATAAGCGTGAAATGTTGTCTGGTGTTTGATCTTTTGGCACATCTGGTAAGTTTTTGCATTTAACATATGCTTCTATCAGCTTGACAAAATCGCACCACATCATAGTCACCAACTGATTTTCGGCATGGTACCCATCTAGTTTCTGGATGAGTATTTTTGGATAGTTATGTACAGGATCCCTCGTGTCGAACGAGCCTGCCAGGTCAGCCTTCATTTTCGCGAATATCCTATCCGGACGTGTGAAGTTTTTCCTATATCCTCCTTTTACCTGTACATTGAAAGGAATTCCTGAGAGATCTATGCCACAATTGTCCAGAAGCCTCGATGCGAGTCTGCTGCTTTTACACATTGGATAGCCAAGCTCTTTGAACTTGTCTATATATTCATATTCCGTACGATTGCCTTTACTGCGCGAGTAGTTTGAAGCCCTCTTTTTGGGAAGTGGGTCTAAAGCCATCTGGTTATAGTTTAAAGAAGAAAGGTAGACAAAAACTGTCTACCTTCCATAAAAACATGCTTGATTATTCTCAAAATCTGGTACTATGTAATGGGTGTCAAGTTGTCGCCCTGATCCGTTTCGCTGTACTTTCGAATATTTCATCCATTGCTGCACGCTTCTCCTTCAGAGAGGCCAGTTTGGATGTAACCATTGGTGTTCCGAGATATTCCATAATATCCTTAGCGATCAATATATCTCCCTGATGGGTATTCATCATCCCTTTTACTATTTGTGCGACACGCTTATGTTCTTCAGAATATATCTCTCTGGATATGCACAGTTTTACCTGCGTAATATTGGAGATTCGGGCGTTTTTCACTGCAGTTGCCACGAATAGTATCTTCACTTTCTTTCGCGGGCTTATATAAGCCAGGAAACCCTTCCCTACCAGGTATTGCTTATCTCCCTGCATAATAAGGATTGGCACTCGTGCACCATCCAATATCTCTTGTAACTTCGATCCAGAAACAGCTCTATGCTGGAACTGGGCTTCTGTACAATAAGAGATATGAGATTCCGAATGTACACGTTGTCCGTTAACTGTTGCACGCATAATAAAGGGTTCTTCCTGGCTGCTTCTGTTAACATGAAAAGTCAGTTGTTCTTTTGGGGAGTATTGGTAATTGTTATTCGAAGCGAATGTATTAGTTACCAACTGATCCCGAAATTCAAGCGTTGTCATTTGTTGCTAAATTTAATGGTATAAGATATTCATACATGAATGGCACTCTCCTGGGCGGCCCACTTATCCAATTGGTAGTAAAACTTACCATCAGAGAAGCAATCATAGCTGCTGCATGAGAAGTTTGCTTGAATGTACAGTCTCCTTCGACTGCCTGCTCATCATCAAATAACCATTCTTCCTTATATTTCTGCATCATCTCAAGTTTGTCACCAGGGATATTAAAGATCTGCATCTGCTCAGCTAACAACCTACCATCCTGGAAGAAGCATTCCTTTCTTCTGCTCTCAGAGAGTCCCAGAACATATTCTTCCCATTTGGCAAAGGCCAGCTTCCTGGCATCCATGTTATCGAATCCACAGAGTGTGATATCAGACACTACTGCTGCTTCATCATATACACCATAGGTATGTACGACTGTATCAGGAGAGAGCTCAGCAATCAAATCTTTAATTGCTTCAGCTTTGTTCTTCCCAATATCCTTTTTGCGGGCCATCTGACCAGTTAGGTTATGCTCCTCATAAATATCCATATCGAAGGTATGCAGGCTACAGCCAACACGGGCCAGCATAACACTCAGCCAGCTGCCTATACCACCCTGCCCCAAGACGAGAACTTCCTTCTTGTGCAATTTGGGAAACCATTCTGCTCCCTTCACTCTATTGTACTGTGGTTTTACTTCGCTCATACAGTTGGTGTTAAGTATTTGGTGAATACATCTATCATACGTTCAGTGAAATTGGGATACTTGTCTTCATACAGATCAAGGAGATCAAGACAATCGTAGATTGTATCATCAATTCCATCGAGCTTCTGATCATTAGGGAAGACTTCCATATACAGGTAAGGTAACTTATCAGATATCTCTGCGAAATATTCGTCATTCTTTTTGTCACGCCATATATCACCTACGACCTCTTCGAGAGTTTCTTCGATTTTTCCATTTGCGCCTTTGTCCATTTTGAGCAGCTTTATCAGGAAGTCCACGCTTTTTCTGTTGAGTGGACGACTGGCGCGTTTTCTTCTCCATGCGATGCCTCCTTTTTTTTCTGCTCTCGTCTCTGGTATTTCTTCTTCTGAACTATCACCAAACTCTGATGGCATATTTATTACCGGCGTTTCTTCCTCTTCCTCAGGCCCACCAAATAATCTACCATTGTAAGTAGAGGTATTATAAGAGGTGCCATAACTCCCGTAGGTGCTCTTTCTATTAGCCTCCCTGCGAGCCTCGTCTTTTTCCTCTTGCTTTTCCAGAGCTTGTTCTATCTGATTTACTACCTCAGGAACTTCCATATCACAGTTATATGCATATACATATGTTGTCTGATTCTTGGTAGTCATATGTTTCTCTTTGGGTTGACCATCAGTACCTTTGAATATCATAGATGCTTTGGTTTCTGAATCTACCTGTGCTCTGAAGGCCACCTTACCTACCATCTCATTCTTATTATTCACGATAAGAGAGAAGTAATAGTTGTGAAACTCGGAATTTTCAATAAGCTCATCATCATCTGTCCCAGAGAAGAAACTACCCATGGAATTATGAGAGTGGATATGGCCCTGTCGCATTACTCGAAGATCAGATCTTTGCATGAGGAACTGGATGAAATCAGGATCTCCTGTTTCATATTCTGTATAAGTAGCACTTCCAATATCCTGCAGATATAATTCTTCTGCTGTTATAGCGAAATCTGGCTCTCCAAACTCTCCTGTCACACTATAAAATAGGGTTCCAGACCATTCAACCCTAGGTAGCCTCCCGCACAGGGTCATGGTTTGTAACTGTAGCTTCTGGCTTATCTCCACTGGTATCGTTGCTTCCAGTGTACGCATAGTCAAGCGCGGTTGTTGTGAGGTCTGCGCTGATCTTTTTGCATAGTTGCTCGATGATCTTTGGGTTCGCATATTTGGTACCTTTTAGGTTTTTTTCGTTATCAATTATTTTGATCTTTATATCCTCTCCTCTGAAATGAAGAACTGTTTTATTGGAGACAGACAAATTACCTGTGTCAGGACTGAACTTATAATATATACCAGTACTATCTTTAACAGCCAGCAGATCGCTCGGATTTATATTCATTCCAATCAGAACTCCCTGTTTCGATAGTATAGCATCAGCTGCCCATTTCTCCAGATCTTCTGTCGGCTCTACATGGATTTCATATGTGTCAGGATGGATAGATATAAGCTCCTTGGATTTGTCAGTTGGTAGTTTATAGAATTCCTTCCTGAGCATCTCAGAGACGAGTATGAAGTATGGTGATGCTACTGTACTAATAGGAATAGTAGTTACAGTCTCCTGAACATCTCCGAATCTGCAGTATGGATTTCCTTCGAGGGATTCCCATTCCAGAAAGTTCTTAATGTGCAAACAGAACATTTGGAAGTTTATCTCATTAAACTCTCTTCGTAAGAGTGCTATTATCTGATTAATCTGTCCTGTGCCAAGACAAAATGTATTAAATGTTGGATGATTACCTCTTGAAATAGCTACGGCCAGTAGATGGGAATGCATATAGCCATAGCGAGCCTGCGCCTTTGTAAAGGTAGTAACTACTCCTTCCAGACCTCCATGAGCAAGTTTTCCGTCCGGAGCCAGTTGTATGCGTACGAACATATCCCGGATTGTTACACTACCTCCACGACTGTTTTTTATTGTGAACTCCGGGATTCTAACGATAGCATGATATGTATGGACTATCTGGTCAACACGTTGAGTAAATCCATTATCATCTGCCCCAACAATGTTAGTATCATTATATCCGTACTCTCTGAGCCTGCGACAGATGTTTTCTTCGTCCATTTTAGCAATTTGTACGTTGTCTTCGCCAAAGGTCATTACAAGCTTTTTCTTGATCGTCCTATACACATTCATATTTGTCTTCTCAACCAAACGGTTAATGGCCTTCTCGACTATCTGCTGTTTCTTTTCTGATAACTTTAGTATTGCCATAAAACGGGTTTAAATGAAAAGAGGGCCGAAGCCCTCTTTACTATTTTATTATTGCATATTTCGCTCGATCTCCTGGGCCTTATCCCGAAGCCTTGCCGTCTCTGGATCGACAGTCTTTACTGTCTGGAATCCCCAGTCAAATTTATCTGGCGTTGCCCGCTGCTCCTCAGTCTCTTCATAGTTCTCGTCTTCATCGTCGTTGTAATCATCATCGTAAGAATCTTCATCATCGTCATCATCATCATCATCATCGGCTAATGCGCCAGTTGCCCCATTTCTTATCAATTGCTCAGCAATTCCAAAGTGTGTGGATGCCAGCTCTATGTGATGTTTAGCTTTTAACTGCAATGCCATTGCGAGATCATAATGGGTGATGAACTGATAATCATCCACATGTTCTAACATATCTGTCCAATCTACTTCGTTGTAGTGAATGCCATCTGGATCTACCAGATGGCTTAAGTTATTTCCGCTTTTTACACGACGAGGCATTAAGAATAATGTCATGTCTCCTTCCATGAGCGTGCTCTGACCTGTAATAAGTTCGTTTTGGTTCTCACCTACTACTGCCCGCATGCCCGAATAGGGGATACCTGAGCGTTCCAGCTCTTGTTGGAGCTGCTCCCATGTCATTGCTGAGGACTCGATCACTTGATTGTTCTGTGCCGAGGTGTTGTAGACAGTTATTTTCCTAACTACTGCGATTTGATTTGACATACAACTTGGTTTTTTAATTAACTAAATACATCATCTTCTGCCTGTCTTACTTCTGGTTCATCTGCTTTTGTTTCTTCCTGCTTAAGCGCTTCATCTTCATCTATCAATCTAATCCTGCTGGGGAACTTTGTTTTTTTACCCCTGAGTTTTGGATGTCTGGCAACCTCTGCCATTTCCACTATAGTAAGACTATAGTGTTCCTGTATACTTCCGAAGCCTTGATCATCCTTCTTATATCTGGTATATCCTTTTTTTAACAGTTCCAGTACCTCTGGAATTTTGATGTCCTTTGTTTGTCTTGCCATATTTGACTTTTGGTTTTGTGCTGATGTCTGAGCCGCTTTTTCTTCGGCTATCTGATCTTCCAGATCACGTTGTATCCATGTCTCGGATCTTCCTGTCATAACAAGCTCATAAAATGATTCTTCGAACATTATCATGTTTCCGGGAGTTATAATAGTCTTCATAAACCCCTCAGCCCATTGTTCAGCTTCGTTCTTCTCTCTTTCTACGTCCAGAGATTGGAGGTGTTGATGCAGTCTGTCCATAAATCCAGTTTATCTGTTCGTTGTTACAATCGTGCAAGATCCTGTTGATCTTGGTGAAGATATTCTGGTGTTCCCACTTCCTTTCCGCTCTGGCTGCTGCTGCAGGATGTTCTACCTCAAACCCCCAGTGCAGAAAAGGTACTATAGCCTTGGCAGTGATATGAGCATTCTTTCCAAAAGATACATAAATAAGCCCATGATTATAGAAGTTTATAACCTCTTGGATCATATAGTCCATAAACCCATCCCATAAACCCTTGTGTGAAGTGGGTTTATTAAGCTCTACTGTAAGGCTTGTATTAAGCAGAAGAACTCCCTGTTGTGCAAGGTAGGAAAGATCTGGCATGTGCGGTACATCCTCTCCTAAATCATCTTCCATTCCGTCATAAAAGGTACTAAGTGATGGCTGGCACATTCCAGTGTTGGAACAACTCATTGCCATACCATCAGCGACAAACTTTTCATCCTTAATCCATGGGTAAGGATCCTGTAAAATAAAGATTACTCTTAACGCATTGTATGAGCATTCCTTAAAAGCCCTGAACGTATCGTGCCATGCGGGGCATATGACTTTCCCCTCTCCCTCAGGGGGCTTTCTCGATTGCTGTTTAAGGAATGCAAATATCTCATCGAACTTCTCCGATTCTATAAATGGTCTGAATTTGAGGGCCCAATCCCCCAAGAATGGTGCTACTTTTTCGTAGTTCATATGATACCCTTCAACTTAAAGTGTTTGATTACCTCATCCATTCCATAGTATCTGGCCAGATCTGCAAAGTCCTTTATCCACTCCTGGTTGGGCTTCTGGTATCCCCATGGACAGTTCACCCATCCAAATCCGAACTGGTTGTAGTAAGTACAAGCCTGCACACCTACTTTGTCACTGTCAAAGTTTACGAATACCTTTCCGCACCTTTCTCTGAGAAGACGGATATTATGGTTGTTGATAGAGACAATACTTTCACTTTGCACACTGCATACATGAGGTAGTATTTTAGCAAGCACTAGTTCGTCCTTTTTGCTCTTTGTTACTACAGCTACATTGCAGCCTGATGTAATACGCTGCATTCCACTCATGTAGTCATTAGGTACATTGCTGATCCATTTCCTGTCCTTTGGCTGCTCTGGTCTATAGATCTTCCATTTGTCCTCAAAGAGATATCCAAACTGTAGCGTACCTGGTGTATAGCCTACGAGTAATCTGTCTACATACAGGCGCTTTATAGCATAGATCTCATTTTCTCTCAGCTCTCTCTCTGAGATGTGGTAATGATTCCAGTAGGCCAACTCAGCACTGTCAAACTTTCTGGTGACAACTTGTATAAATGCAGGCTCC